GCCCTTCCGCGCGCGCGGGGTTATACCCCCACCCCCATCGCCCTGTCAAGCCTGATCCGGGCTGGATCTCAGAGCCTCAGTGAGCTACCCTCGCGCGCTTGTCGCGCGTCTTCTGTCCAACCTTGGACAGTCGGTCCGGGCAACCCTTGGGAGAGCCTGAGACGAGCTCTCAGAGACGCGAGAGACGAGCTCTCAGACCACGTCGAGACAGGCTCTGACCTGCGACGATGCGACTCGACTTGACAACGCTGTGCAAGTGAGTGCAAGCTGTGACCAGAACGAAGCACGGAGCGGGACGCAAGTCCGGTCGAAGTTCGGTCGCAGGTCAAGGGCCAACGGGAACACTCCGAGCCAAGTTGCACAGCCGCTCGACATCGTGTAGAGTCGAGCTCAGCAAGACAGCGGGACCGGTTAGCACCACATCTCACAGCGGGTGCGAACGGGGCGCATGAGATCCTGACGGATCGGTCCCAAGTCAAGCGAAGCACAACTTGCACAGCCCGGAGAGATCCGGTACAGTAGGACCCAGCAAGACAGCAGGACCCAGCACCACCAGCCGGAAGCACAAGTTGCACACCGACCGGGAAGCTGGTAGAGTAGGACCAGAACGAACAGCCCGGAAGGGCGAGGCGCACGGAGTAGGAACCCTCGCAAGGGGTCACCGCGAAGGAAGCGCGAGATCCTTGAGAACTGAACAGAGTGCCAAGCGACACAGACTCCCCTACCTGATTCATGGGTAGGAAGTGCCCACCTGATCGGTGGGCTGAGACACCCCCCAGGGGTGTCGGTAGGGGGAGTGGTCAAGGCCACGTACCTGGTTCAACCCCAGGACCCCCACGATCACAGTGATCAGACTGTGACAGTGTGACCGAGGAGTCATCATGATCAAGGCAACGCACCGTGAGTACACCGCAGCTCTGAGCTCGGCTCGCTCACAGTCCACCCTGATCGCCGCTGCTACCTCCGCTCCGGAGGAGATGCCCGCGTCGTACCGCTACTACCTCTCCGAGGACGGTCTGTCCGGTCTCGGGGTCGCCGGTGACGGTACCCTGGTGGGAGTGTTCTCCCTGGTCAAGGGGCGCGGTGAGGACATGATCTGGGAGTCGATCCTTCACTACGGCGCAGACAAGCTGGACTGCTTCGATGGCTTCCTGCCTGACTACTACAAGCGGTTCGGCTTCGCCGAGTACGAGCGTGTCCCGAACTGGACTGCCGGTGAGCCGGACGTCGTCTTCATGCGCTTGACTGTGTGACAGTGTGAGCGTAGGGTGAGAGGCACACAGCGGGGTTCGAGTCCCCGCCCACCCACTGGGACCGAGCGGTCCTGAGCGAGAGATCTGAGGAGATCACATGAGCATCACCCTTGCGAAGACGCCCGAGTCGATCCGTCGCAGCGCGGAGCAGGCCGAGCTGAACCGTCGCATCCGGAACAACGACCTGACGGTCATCTCCGACCGCCTCGGCAAGTAGTCGGGGGTCCGCATGATCTACCCGAGTGGAGTGTGGCTACGGGATCGGCGGCAAGAGCGAGAGCCCGACGAGATCGGGTACCCAGAAGTGCACAGGTGAGATCGCCTGCGGGCCACTGGGGGACGTAACAACTGGCGCGACTGGCAGACATCCGGGTTCGAGTCCCGGACGCGCACTCAGCAACTCTGCTGTGACAGTGGGAGCAACTGTGTACGACATCGACATCGACACCCTGACCGAGTGGGCCGAGAAGGCTCTGGAGCGTCCGGGAGATGCAGCCTTCTGGGACGACCGTCTCTACACCACCCACGGGAGCACTCTGACCTGGGCGGAGCGTGGTGACGACATCCTGGAGGAGTCCAACTACCTGTCGGCCCTGGACATCGTCAAGGGTGCGGCGGAGGACGAGGGCGACGTGATCGACGCGACGTGCGGCCACTGGTTGGTCGGGAGCCTGCGTCAACTGTTCGTCCGGGTCTACGACGACGAGGGCAACTTCACCGCAGCGTGGAAGGCCATCGTGGAGATCGGGGAGGGCCTGGAGGGGTACCCGATCGTGGACGAGTCCGACTACTCCGAGCGTGAGTGGAAGCTCTACGAGGAGAACCTGAGCGAGGCGCTGGACGACGCGCAGCGTGAGTACGACCTCGACACCGACGAGGAGTCGCAGGCGATCCGTGACGCCTTCTACGAGGTCCAGGGTGACCGTCTGCCCTGGGACGGCGCGGATGTGAGCTGGGACGCGGTGGCTGAGCTGTACCGCGAGGTCCGCGACGAGTTCTTCACTGAGCTGGTGCTCGGGGTCCACCCTGACCAGCTCGTGCTCGACCTGAGCGCCTGACGGCGCAGCCTGACTGGCAGACACCCCGGTTCGAGTCCGGGGCAGGCACTGGGCATCCCCTGAGAGGCAGGGGAGCTCTGATCTGAGGAGTGATCCAGATGGTCCCGAAGTTCCGCGACAACCGTGAGTCCACCCGCGACAACCGTCGCAAGGGCAAGGCTCTGGCGCAGGAGCGCAAGTTCGCCCGTACGGTCAAGTACGGTGTGCCCGAGACGTTCTCGGTCGAGATCAACAAGGAGTTCTGAGCATGATCGTGCAGCGCATCCTGAACCGCATCACGGACGAGAACGTCCAGGACATCATCGACACGGCTGCCTACGGTGGGATCACCTACTGGGCAGGGGAGCCGACTCGGGAGGACTTCGACGCCCTGCCCGAGGGCAAGGAGTACACGATCCGCGAGGAGGGGGACGACCCTGACGACGCGGAGGTGCACTACCTGAGCAAGGACGATGTGCGGCGGGCCTACGCCAAGCTGCTCGACCCGAGTCAGGAGTACGTGGGTCGCCAGGTTGCGGGGTACATCCTCGACTCCTGGCGGAACCGTACCGACGAGGACGGGATCGACTGCGGAGACATCGACGCAGACGCTGCGGACGTGATCGTGCAGGTTGCCCTGTTCGATGAGGTTCGGTACGGCTGAGACCGTAGGGTGACCGGCAGACACCAGGGTTCGAGTCCCTGGCACCCACTGGGCAACCCTGCCCTGACTGAGGAGTGATCATGAGCAAGTCGCTGACCCGAGCCCAGGCCGAGCACGTCAAGGCCGAGATCGAGAAGCTGTACCCGCTTGACGCTGGGTACTTCTTCCTGGCCGACCATGACCACGAAGGTCTGAGCGAGGGTGCCTGGTCCCTGGCCCTGGAGGGTCACCCTGAGTGGGTGTTCGAGGTCACCGAGAAGCAGCACGCCGAGCCCGAGTGGCTGCCGGGTGTGTTCCTGGAGCCGGTGACGAGCTGGTGCCTCGGGATCTACCCCGCTTGACAGCGGTGCAGTACCTGTGACAGTGTGAGCACAACGCCGAACGAGAGAGAGTGCAACATGGACATCATCGCAGACATCAAGGGCCGCACCGCCTACAGCCTGGCGGTCGACGCCGACACGCTGAGCCCGGACTCGGACACGTCGGTCGGCGCGGACTTCCTGCGGAGCGTGCGTGACAGTGTGATCGAGCGGGTCGAGTGGCTGGTCGAGAACGACGAGCTGAGCCTGGTCGAGGCAGCCGAGGAGGTGCGGGACGGTGACGCACTGGGCGAGATCGCAGACGGTGCGCCGAGCGTCTACACGCACCGAGCCTGGTCCGAGTTCCTGGACCTGGGTGGCTACAACGAGGACCTGGAGCCGCATGAGATCAGCGGCGACAACCTGAACCAGGTGCCCGGCATCGCGCTGTACCACATCGCGTACCGCCTGGCGTCCCACCTCCTGGAGGAGATCGCCGACTCCGAGTGAGTCGCAGGGTGACCGGCAGACATCGAGGTTCGAGTCCTCGACACCCACTCAGCAACAACGCTGTGACGAGAGGAACCATCATGTCTCTGACCCGCCGTGGCCAGTTCTTCACCGCCCTTGTGATCGCTGGCGTCGCCTTCGGGTTCGGCGCTCAGCAGAACCAGGCAGACGCGAAGCCTGCCGACACCGTCGCCGTCGAGACGGTGAGTGCGGCCAAGCCCGAGCCGATCGCGATCAAGGTCCCGATCCCCGACCTGCCGACCAAGCCCTGCTCGGACGACGGTGGTCGGTCCTGTTACTGGGACGTCAAGAACCAGCCTGCCTACTGGGTCGACCGCAACGACCGGGTGACCTACCTCCAGCCCAAGCTGAACGACCAGACCAAGCGTCGCCTCTGGGAGGCCGGGCAGCGCAAGGCTGGCGCTGAGGACTGGGGCACGGTCGACGGACACCGCTTCTGCTGGGCGCACGTCGGTAACACCAGCTACATCAAGTGCTGGGACGGGTACAAGACCACCTCCTGATCGGGTGGCACAGCGTGAGAGGCACACACCCCGGTTCGAGTCCGGGGCGCGCACTCCGGGGCTGCGGTGACAGCGCATCCCCACTGCGAGAGGACAGTGACTGTGCCCTTCTACGAGTACAACCAGAACAACTCGGGTGGCGGCTTCGACTACGACGGAGACGCGGGCATCACCCACTACGTGATCATCGAGGCGGAGTCCGCTGAGCTGGCCGACGAGCGGGCCGAGGAGATCGGCCTGTACTTCGACGGCGAAGGCGACTGCTCCTGCTGCGGTGACCGGTGGTACGCACAGGGTGGCGGCTGGGGTGGCGACCAGGGCGACGAGGTCCCGAGCATCTACGGGACGCCGGTCTCCGACTTCGACTTCGGCTTCCGCTGGATGAAGGGGGACCGTCCCGAGTGCTACGTGCACTTCGCCGATGGTCGAGTGCAGGGGTACGGCTTCGACACCAAGGTGCTCGGGTGAGGTACCTCCGAGTGGTCGGGGTCCTGATCCTGGTGATCCTGGGGTTCGGGTTCCTGACCGGGTGCGATGATCGAGAGTGCATCGAGTCGCACACCACAGTGCAGACAGTGACCACGTTCAACGGCAAGACCACGTCAGTGCACGTCATCCCGGTGACGGTGTGCACCCGCTACGCAGAGGAGAAGTGAGTGGACCACGCAGAGATCGCAGCGCGTAACCCCGAGGCAGCAGCTCGGGTAGTCATCCGGGCGGCAGAGCTGGGCGGCGACGTCCAGAACGCCTGGGAGGTGTTCGCTGATGGGGTGGGGTACCGCCTCGCCAGTCAGTACCTCCAGGCCGAGACCGACCAGGCCGACCTGATCGCACGACAGCACAACCTCGTCGGGTACCAGCTCTGAGCTGACCGACAGCCTGACCGGCAGACACCTGGGTTCGAGTCCCAGGCAGGCACTCCGGGTCGACGGTGACAGCGCCGACCCACTGCGAGAGGAGATCCACCCGTGAGCAACATCAACATCGCTGACGCCATCGCCACCATTGCCGCCGCCTTCGAGGTGACCGAGGTGCCGGACGAGGTGCGCGAGGCGCTGGAGACGCTGGTCGAGGTCGAGCGGGACGACGCCTACCAGGACGGCCACTCGGACGGCTACTCCGAGGGCGAGGACACCGCGTACTCCGAGGGCTACGACGAGGGTCGCAGCGAGGGCTACGACGAGGGCCACACGGACGGCTACGACGAGGGCTTCGAGGACGGCAAGGCTGAGGCCGAGGACGACGACGCCGCCTGACTTGACTGTGACAGTGAGACTGTGACAGTGTGAGACCACCACCGAGCGAGAGGAACACCGCAGTGAGCAAGATGGGCAGCCTGGTCATCGACCTGATCTCCTACGAGGAGGGCGCGCTGGACGACGCCGAGTCGCTGGACCTGTTCGGCAAGCTGATCAAGAGCGGCATGGCCTGGACTCTCCAGGGCCACTACGGGCGCACCGCCCGAGACCTGATCGACCGTGGCTGGCTGACCGAGGAGGGCGAGCCCACCGAGTTCGCGATCTTCGAGCTCGACCTGGTGTGACAGTGTGAGTAGGTAGCGCGACCGGCAGACACCGGGGTTCGAGTCCCCGGCGCGCACTGTGACCGCCTCAGAGGAGGGGTGGTCATCGAACGAGAGGAGCACCCCAGTGAGGTGCGACGTGATCAACAGCCAGTCCGAGCAGTGCAAGAACGAGGTTCCGGTGCCGGGCATCTGCTCGACCCACAAGTACCGGCTGCGTCGCTACGGCGACGTCCAGGCTGACCGTCCCATCCGTCCCTACTCCGAGCGCAAGACCGGCAAGGTCGAGCGGTACGCCGGGAACACCGAGGCCGAGCGCTTCTGGTCCCGAGTGGTGGAGGACGAGGGGCACTGGCTCTGGGCCGGGTCCTTCATCCGTGACGCCGCTGGCGAGGAGACCGACCAGGGCCAGGCCCTGTACGACGGCTTCTCTCAGACCGCCCGGCGCATCGCGTACATCCTGGTGAACGGCGACATCCCCGACGAGGTTCGGGTGTACCACACCTGCTCGACCTGGTCGTGCGTCAAGCACACCGAGGCGCGCTACTCGGACGGCACCGTGTTCGTGCCGGTCCACCGAGAGCTGGCTGCCTGATGCCGTGGGTGGGGAACGAGTTCCGTCACACCGTCGAGGAGTCGCTGGCCGACTTCACGTACGACGTCTACGGCTACGAGTACGAGGAGCTGCGTGAGCGGCTGCTCGACCTGGTCAAGGCCGCGCGCTGGCAGGCAGCGCAGGAGCTCGCTGAGCTCGCCAACAACCTGCCCGACCCGATGGGTCGCAACTTCTACACCGGCATGGGTGTGGCGTACGCCGCCCAGAAGCTGAACCCCTACGAGGAGGACCCCGAGTGAGTGGACCGACCCTGTTGATCGGCCTGTCTGGCTACGCCGGATCGGGCAAGGACGAGGCGGCTGCCGCCCTGGTTGTGGGTGGCTGGAGGCGGGACGCCTTCGCCGACAGGCTGCGAGCCTTCCTCTACGCCCTCGACCCGTGGGTGGACACCTGGCCCGACGTCGGTGTGGTCCGACTGTCCAAGCTGGTCGACGCCTACGGGTGGGATCGAGCGAAGCGGCAGTTCCCCGAGGTCCGAAGGCTTCTTCAGCGTGCTGGCACTGAGGCTGGGCGCAAGGTGCTCGGAGCCCAGGTGTGGGTCAACGCCCTGATGAACGACTTCGACGCCGAGAACGAGGCGCTGGTGGTCACCGACGTGCGCTTCCCCAACGAGGCTGACGCCATCCGCGAGGCCGGGGGAGTGGTCGTCCGCATCGAGCGGCCCGGAGTGGGTCCGCACACCGATCCTGGTGGGTGGGTGCATGAGAGCGACGTCGCCCTCGACCACTACGACTTCGACGTGACCGTGAAGAACGACGGCACGATCGAGGAGCTGCACGACCGCCTCCTGAGCGTGACCAAGCTGATCCGCCTGAAGAACCTCACCGCCTGACTCAACTTGCACATCGTCGGCCCTGTGTGTGACACTGGGACCACGAACGAGAGGAACACAGCAGTGACCACCTTGCACACCGTCCCCGACCTGGACGCCCTGCCTGAAGGGGCCATCATCGAGGACAACGAGGGCGACGGAGGAGTCAGCCTCGGCAACGGCACCTTCGAGGTCGTCGGCTTCCGAGACCCGGTCTACTCCAGCTTCTTCGCCTTCCCGGTCGTGCTCGTCTCGCCGCCGAGCAAGCCTGAGCCCGCGCTGCGGGAGATCAAGGATCTCGACGCCCTGCCGGACGGCAGCGTGATCGTGGGGGTGGACGCCGTCCCTCCGACCTTCTTCAAGCAGGCCGGGCACTGGATCAACCCCCGCAAGCCCATCGGCACCACCCAGAACGTCCAAGCCTTCGTCCACGCCAGAAGGTGGGGCTTCCGAGTCGCCCACCGCCCGGCCTGACCAACGTGTGACAGTGGGACCGGCTGGTGAGAGCTGGCCGGTCCCTTCGAGAGGAGACACATGAGGTTCACGCCTCGCGCTCAGGAGTACAACAAGATCGTAGAGATCCTGGAGTCCTCGGACTACCCGGACGCCAAGAGCATGGCCAAGGCACTGATCAACGAGATGGTCGAGATCCTGTCCATGCGGGATGTCTTCGCAGGCACCCACACCTGGAAGGACGGAGAGCGGGGCCTCAACTACGGCCCCTTCTACTCCGAGGCCGACATCAAGAGCTACCTCCAGCACATGGCGGGCATCGGTGGCCGGTTCAACGTGGTGAAGCTCTACTCACCCGGCGCACTGAAGGCCAACGACATCGGCAAGAAGGGCTGGTCGCCCTGGTGCCTGCACCCCGAATGCGGACACGCCCCGTTCATGCACTCGATGGCTGGACCTGCCCGAGGTGCCTGCCACGTAGCCACCTGTGTCTGTGACAAGTACAAGAAGTGAGAGGACCCCAACCGTGAGCAAGACCAAGACCGTCGACTACAGGTACTGCGAGTGCGGCCTGAAGCGAGGCTTCCGCACCGAGCGGGACGCCGACAAGGCGCTGGGGCGAGCCCAGGCCAAGCGCGACCGAGCTGCGGAGGCCCGAGGCACCCGGCGAGGCAGCTACCGCGAGTCCAGGTACTACACCTGCGACTTCGGCCTGTTCCACCTCACCTCCGAGTCCCGTCGCCACTTCAACGACCGCCTGGTGGCCGCGTGAAGTGGGCCAAGCCCCGAGGGGTGTGCGAGTGCGGCGACAGCATCCGATCCGCGATCGGAACGTGCCCCGAGCGGACGCACCGCGAGTACCTGTGCTGTCCGAAGCAGTCAGCCATCCGAACCAAGCCCGAGGAGACCAAGTGACCGACGACCGCAACCGAGTGGCTGAGATTCAGGCCCAGGTAGCCAGGCATGAGGCGCAGGTAGCCATCGACCGGCTCACCCGAGCAGCGAACATCTTCCCCGACCTCCAGGACCCGCGCATCATGACCGCAGTCGAGCACCTGCGAGAGGCAGCCCGCTCGCTGAGCGCCTTCGAGCGCAACGTCGGCCAGATGCAGATGCAGCGCGAGATGCAGCGTCCGATCCGCCTCGCAGTGCAGCACCCCGACACTCTCGCCGCCGTCGCACTGTCCTTCGCTCGACGGTCCGACTGATGGCGATCGAGTTCTGGCGAGTCCGCTACACCGACCTCGAAGGCAACGTCCGCGAGTCGGTAGTCAGCTTCGACCGCACCTGTCGTGACGAGTTCATGGCCGACATGACCGACCGGGGCATGACCGACGTCCACCCCTTCCTGTACGACCCCTTCACCGGCAAGGAGATCACCCAGTGACCACGAACAACGAGCCCGTCGCGATCGTCTACGGCTACCACCAGGCGAAGCTGTTCCCCGAGGTCAAGCCCGAGAACGTCATCCCGTTCCGCCTGATCCACCTCCTGAAGGACCGCAACCCCTCGGTGATCTACCGCACCGGCCTCGGCAAGAGCCAGTACGCCTGGCGGATGCTGGAGAAGCTGGAGGAGTTCGCTCAGGGGGGCACGGAGATCATCCACCTCCGCCAGTTGCAGGCGGGTGTGTAACTTGCACCACCCGAGACACGCAGGCAAGCGAGACGGGCTGAGCGTGGCCGCTGGAGTCACCGCGCTCACCTCGGCCCTCTCGCTGGGCCTTCTGGGCGGTGCGGTGCTGGTCGACAAGGTCAAGGCCGACGATCCGACCCCGATCCACGACACGCAGCCCATCCCGACCGTCACCGCGACCGTGACAGTTACTCCGAAGCCAACGCCGACCAAGCCGAAGCCCAAGCCGAGCGAGACCCGCGCATCGCGGAGCGCGACGCGGTTACAGACACCTCGCGAGATCGGTCGAGAGCTCGCAGCCGAGCGCGGGTGGGTCGGAGCCGAGTGGACAGCACTCGAAGACCTCTGGACCCGCGAGTCGAGCTGGAACCCGGACGCACAGAACCCGACGAGCACCGCCTACGGCATCGCCCAGTTCCTCGACTCGACCTGGGCTGGCTACGGCATCGCCAAGACCTCGGACGCCCGCCTCCAGATCAAGGCAGGGCTCCGCTACATCGCCGCTCGATACGGCACCCCATCGAACGCCCTCGCCTTCTGGCTGAGGCAGTCGCCGCACTGGTACTGAGAGGAAGTCCCATCACCATCACGCTCAGGTCTGACGTCAGCGTCAGTCTCATCAAGTCCAACGCCTCGGACGACGACGTCGCCCAGGCAGCCCGAGTCAGCACCGTGGGCACCGAGTCCACGTCCGGTCGCCCCGTCAAGGGCCTGATCAACTACCTCATGCGGGACCGGCACGGTTCCCCGTTCGAGCACGGCTCGTTCACCTTCGTGATCGAGGCCCCGATCTTCGTGGCCCGAGAGTTCTTCCGCCATCGCGCTGGCTGGAGCTACAACGAGGAGTCAGGAAGGTACCGGGAGCTCCGCCCCGTCTTCTACGTGCCCGGCCCTGAGCGCAACCTCCAGCAGGTCGGCAAGCCCGGCGCGTACACCTTCGAGCCCGGCACTCCTGCCCAGTACAGCTCGGTCACGGCCTCCTCGAAGGACGCCTACCAGGTGGCATGGGACGCCTATCAGAACCAGCTCCAGGCAGGCGTCGCCAAGGAGGTAGCGCGCAACGTCCTGCCGGTCGGGATCTTCACGTCCTTCTGGGCCACCTGCAACCCGCGCAGCCTCATGCACTTCCTCTCCCTGCGAACCAACCGGCAGAACGCCAAGGTCCCGAGCTTCCCTCAGCGGGAGATCGAGATGGTGGCCGACCAGATGGAGGTCGCCTTCATCGACACGATGCCGGTCACTCACCTCGCCTTCGAGATGAACGGGCGGGTAGCCCCGTGATCGAGATCCGCGTCTGGATCGTCACCGAAGACGGTGAACGGATCGAGTACGACCCCGAGCTGCTGTAGCGCACAACGAAGCCCCCGCCTCATCTTCGAGGACGGGGGCTTCTTGCGTTGTGGATCAGAACGTCTCGGCGAAGTCATCCTCTCGAACGATCAGCCGCTCACGCACGTCCTTCGGGATGTCCAGGTCGAGCTCGACCTTGGGGGCGCGCACCTTGGGGATCTTGGTCCGCGTCACGGTGGCCGTGATGCCAGCCCGAAGCAGGTCGCTGGTCATCGCGTCCATGCCACCCTCCTCCCAGTGCTCCCGGAACGTCTTGCCCCCGGCGACGTAGACCCAGCGGTCCGTCGTGGTGTCGGGGTCGATGGCTTCGAGCTCCGCGATCAGCTTGTCGAGCGTGGCCTCGGCCTGCTCCATCGTGAACCGCGTCTTCGTGTACCGACCGCCCGGCTCCAGACCCTTCATGTAGACCGCGATGGTCTCCTCCAGGCGCTTCGTCTCAGCCCGAGCCTCGGCACCTCGCGCGTACTCCCGTGTCTGCACCGGCCAGTCCCCAAGGACGGTCAGCACCTGGCCCACCAGGGCGTCGTACACGTCCTGCGGGTGAGGAGATCCCAGCCCACCGCTCTGGCAGCCCTGGCAGCGGAGGTAGGCGTACTCGCCGTGCTTGTTCCGGGTGTGGTGGACGATCATGTTCGTCCCGCACTCGACGCACTTCAGGACGCCCCGGAACTTCGTCGCGCCGCTGGGCTGGCGAGGCGGCTGGTTCTTGTTGCGCGCGTCCATCGCAGCCTGGAGCGTGTCCCACTCCTCGCGGGTGAAGATCGGGTCAGCGATGACGATCGGCTGGCCGTCGTGTCCGACCACCACCTTCGACCGGCGCAGCCCGCCCTTCTTGTCCTCCTCCACCCGGTAGCCGAGCAGCGCAGGGTTCCGAAGGCGACGGATCAGGGTGCTCGGGGTCAGCCCCGTCGACACCAGGCCCTTCTCCTTCAGCACCGGCACGAAGCTTCGGACCGAGCCGCCCTCCAGCAGATGTAGGCGGGTCAGGTGCAGCGCCTCGCTGGCCTTGGGGTCGATGACCAGACGGTTCTTCCCCTGCTCGTCTCGCGCCGTCGTGTACCCGTACGGAGGCTTGCCGACCAGCCACTCGGACTGCGTCTTGTTGTAGTCCCACAGAGACTCGACGCGGGCCTTCGTGTTCGCCGCCTCGATCTCGGCGATGCCGCCGAGCAGGGTCACCATCATCTTGCCGAGCGGAGTGCTCAGGTCGATCGGGTCGTTCTTCGAGATCAGGTTCTTCTCGTATCGGTTCGACCAGTCGATCATCCGCGAGAGGTCGCTCATGTTGCGGATGAACCGGTCGACCTTCCAGAACAGGAGGGCATCGAACTCGGGCACCCGATCGTTGAGCCAGGTCCCGAGGGACTTGCGCTTCCACGGGGGTACCTTGGTAGCCGACACGTTCAGGTCACTGGCAACGCCGACCACCCGCATCCCCTTGTCTCGGGCGAGCTGGCGGAGGTCGAGCTCCTGCCGGACGGGAGAGGTGGTGTCCTCAGTGAAGACGGACAGGCGCACCGAGAGCAGGGCTCGGGGGGCACTCTCGGGTAGTAGGGACTCGGCTTCTTCCAGGCTTCGTAGGAGGGCGAGGTCGGCTGGACTCCACTCCGCCTCGACGTCGTACTCATGTAGTCGGTTACTCATGGCGAGGAACCTACCACTGGATGTGACCCCGTCTCCATCTGCCCCCAGATGGACACATGGCCACAACTGGCACCGCCCGGTGGGAAGATGCTCCCACTCACGGTCCGACAGGGCTCTGACCTGCGGGAACGCCCGTGAACGGACAGATCCTGGAGCGCCTGGCTGAGACGGTCTTGGCCCTACCCGAGGACCAGCGAGAGGCGTTCGTCGCCTCGATCGTGCCGTCTCGACCGGCTCCTGCGCCGCGCCTGGCAGGGGAGCCCCGGCCCTTGCCGCCACCTCGAACGCGGGCTTCCGTCACGACGTCGGTGCGCTGGGTGTAGAGGACGACGGCCCACGGTCAGGGCTCCTCGGGTGCCACCGAGGACTGGTCCCCATCGCACCGGATCGGCGCTGTCTGTGAGCCGCCGCCACCTACCACCGTACGCCTACCGGCGCACGTCGATGTCAGCTTCTCGACGTAGCTGAGTACAGGCGTTCACCAGGGCTCGATGATCGGATGCCGTGACGGGCAGCGTTGATACGCGCCGGTCCCCGTCGAACACTCCAATGTGGTTGCGCCCTTGCTCCAGCCGGTAGCCCTGCTCGATGAGCCGCCCTTGCAGCTCGCTCCAGGAGGACGGCCAGCGCCGCCCTGAGCCGCCCGAAGATCGAGGGATGGACCGAGAGACCTCGACCCCGATGACAGGCGCGTGCAGCCCCTGTTCTGCTCGCTCTCGCGGGCGTACGCCGACGAGCACCCAGTGCCCTTCACTCTTGCCGGGCTCGACGTAGCCCTGCCACTCCTTCCCCGCGAGACGGAGCCGGGAGGCGAACCCCTCGACCGGCGTCACCGTCTCCGGGTCTTGCAAGTCGGCCTCGACGTCAGGCCAGTAGGTCCCCCGCTCCTGCATCCTCGCCAAGAGGCGCGTCGTGGGGTGGAGGTGCATCAGCTACGCGCCGCCTCGTACTGCTCGATCACAGCCTTGGGCACACGGCCTGTCGCGGAGACCTCGACCCCGTTCTCGGCAGCCCACTGGCGAACCGCCTGGTTGTCTACCTTCGCAGCGCTTCGCCGTCGAGTAGGACGGGGCTTCGACACCTTGCGTGCCGCCCCTACCCAGGGGGCCATCGCCTTGATCAGCTTGGCCTCGTTCTTCTTGTTCAGCTCGATCTCGTACGTCGTGCCATCGACGGCGAACGTGACGGTTCGGGCAGTGCCGGTCCCGTCGATGTCGTCCACCAGCTCGACCACGACTCTCTCGTTCTTCATGCCCCGAACGGTAACGCAAGAAGGCCCCCAAGTCCGAAGACCTGGGGGCCAGTTCATGGGGTCAGAGACCCTGCTTCTTCAGGAGCTTGTTCTGCTCCTTCAGTAGCTTGTTCGTCTTGCGTGTGGCGCGGGTGTTCTTCCGGGCGGAAGCTGCCATCCGTTCCTTGTCGGACTTCCAGTCGATGAGACCGAACGTCGAGGCCGACATGACCTTGCGGGTAACGCCCATGTGGGTGCGACTCCTTCCAGTAGAGGGAGCCGCACCCTACAGCATGGGGTCAGCGCACCGGGCAAGCGCCCGTGCTGCACTCCTCGTCCGTGCCGTCCTCGATCCGGGTCAGCTCGTACTGCTCGAACTCGGCCTCGGAGATCCGCTCGTAGGGAGCCTGCTCTCGCGTGCCGTCGACCATGATCGTGGTGCCCTTCAGGTGGGGCAGCCAGGACGCGATGACCGCAGCCGTCTCGTCCAGGTCCAGGCCCTCGGGCACGTTGGCCGTGAAGCTCACCGCGTTGTCGGCGTAGTGCTTCTGGTACATCGCCTGGAAGCTGAGCATCTGGTCCAGGGTGAGCTCGTCTGCGGACTCGACCAGCTCGGGCTCGAAGCCCATGTCCTCGACCTCGGCGACCAGCTTGTCCTTCGTCGGGAAGGTGACCACCATCGTGTTCCCCGAGGGGTCGTACACGCAGGCGTCCACAGCGAAGCCCTGACCGAAGAACTTGTCGACCTGGGCAGCCTGGTCCGGGTCCGAGTAGGAGAAGCGGACACGGCGCAGGAACGTCCGCCCGTAGATCGGGTGGATGCCCTCCGTCACGCCCGGCATCTTGGCGATCGTGCCAGTCGGCGCGACCGTCGTGACCTTGACCGGCTCCGGGATGCGCAGCTCGAAGGCGTAGTCACGGGCCGTCTCGCGGACGACGTCGTACAGATCCTCCAGGAGCGACGGCATGAACGAGAACGGGGCGACCGAGTAGCGGATGCCGGACTTCGCGAGGAAGCCCTGGACACCGAAGTGCCCGACACCGATGCGCCGGTTCAGCGCCAGTCGGTCGGCCTGCTCCGCGTCGTTCACGTCACCGTAGGTGGCACGGATCAGGAAGCGGGTGACCAGAGCGTGCGCCTCCTTCATGCCAGCCTCATCGAACTCCCCGCCCTTGACGGACGGAGCGAACGCATCGAGGTTGACGTGACCGAGGTTGCAGTTCTCCCACGCCTCCAGCGCGATCTCGCCGCAGGGGTTGGTCGCGATGACCTCGCCGACCTCACCCTCGTTGGAGTAGGTGCTGTTCCAGTAGCCCGGCTCCCCGTTCAGGAGCATCCCCTTGACGACGGCCTGGTGAACGTCGACCGCCTCGGGCTCACCCAGAGCCAGCCGCTCCACGAACTCCTGGTCGATCTCCACCGAGATGTTCGTCGTCCAGTGCTTCGAGCCGTCAACCTTGCACCGCAGGAAGTCCCGGATGAACGGGTCGTTCCAGTGCACGATCGCCATGCGGGCCGAGCGACGGTTGCCACCCGAGACCACGCACTCGGCGATGGCATGGTCGATCTCCATCGCCTCGGTCGGAGTCAGGTGCGGAGCCACGCCCCACTCACCGACCTCGCGAGCCGACCGGCTCATGACCTTCTCTATCTCCAGCATCATGCGGGCGAACGGACCAGGACCGGACGCGGTACCACCGAACGTCTTCAGTCGGGCACCCTTGCCTCGCACTCGGCTCACGTCGTAGACGCGGTTCCGGTGCTGGACCTCGCTGTCCGTCATGAACGTGTCGAGCAGGTCGACCAGGGCGTCAGCCCAACCCTCGCGGGAGTCCTCGACCTCGAAGGCCCCGTCCCAGTCCGAGTCGTACTCGGAGGACAGCAGGCCCGACGCCTTCATGTCGGCGTAGTCCGGATGGGTCGGGTCGCACACGATGTGGACGTCCAGCTCTCGGCGCGGTGCGCCGAACTTCTCCAGGAAGCGGGAGCTGTAGTTCGCTCCCACGCCCCCGCCCTCCATGAGGCGGAGGAAGGTGAACTCGAAGTGCCGGGACAGGGTCTCGCCCCAGCCCGAGACGTGGCAGTTGAACAGGTACTGCCTGCCCTTCACGCCCGAGGCCCAGAGGTGACGGCCAGCAGGCAGGATGGCGAACCGCTCCATGTAGGCGGTCAGCTTCTCCGCCTCCTGCGACACAGTCACATCCCAGCCTGCGCGCGGACCGTAGACCAGCGCGAGGTTCCCCTCGACCACGCGGGCCACAGTCTCGGGCCAGGTCTCCTTCTCGCCGTTGGCCTTGGTCCGGGAGTACGTCCTGTTGTAGACCGTCTCGCCGGTCGGGCCGAAGGGGGTAGTGCTGCTCACTGAGTGGGTCCTCCTTGAAGTAGATGTCTCTCACTGCCGCAAGGCGACAGCCCCGAAGGACTGCCGCCTGCCGCACTCACTTGCACGTTCACAGTAACACACTCACACCGGTCTGCCGGTCAGCTCCCCGAGGACGACGATCATCCGCTTCAGGGTGCCCGCGCTGTACGCAGCCAGGTCGCACAGGTTGGCGATGATGGCAGCGGTCTCCTCGGGCGACGGCGAAGTGAGGGACATGTAGTCCAGGCACTTCACCAGGCGCTCGTCCAGGTAGGGGACAGCCTCCTTGGCCGCAGCCCCCAGCACGTCGAGCTGTCGCTCCTTGGTGTAGCGGGTCATCTCCGCCTCGTTGTACGGGCGGGACACGATCGTGTTGTCGACCTGCCGCTCGTAGTAGGTGAGGGTCGAGTCGTCCCAGAACTCCACCGCGTTGAGCTCCATGCCCTCGGGTGCGGGTACCTCGTTCACGCTGCTTCCTCCTTCACGTCGTAGCCATCCACGTACCGGTCCTGGTTGAGGTAGGCGGCGATCTTCCCGACCGCCCGCTCACACCGTCGCTGGGCCGTGCTCTTGTTGCAGTTCTCCTCGAACGCGATGAACTCGTAGGTCCAGTCCAGGCCGTACCGCATGAGGGTGGCTCGCGCCTCCTCCCACGACAGCCCGCCCGCGACCGCCCACCTCCATGCCGCGTTCATGTCGGCGAGGTGGGCGTACAGCGTGTTCGCGTGCTTGGGGTTGGCCTTCACCTTCGGCATGTCCGCATCGGGTGCGGTCTCGTTCTTCACACCGTAGGCCGAGGCCGGGTCGAAGTGGGCCGGAAGAAGCTGCTCCACCAGAGCCCTGTCGTACGCACCTGCCACTCAGACCCCCAGCCCTTCGAGCTTGGTGAGGTTCGCCTCGTAGCTCGTCATCCGCTTCGACGTCCGCTTCGTCGCGGACTGCTTGTTCTTGTCGGTCAGGTCCTGGACGAGGCGGGAGTACAGCAGGCCCGGCTCGCCCACCGCAGCGCGCAGGTTGCGCCGCGTGGCCACCATGATCAGGCCGTCCTGGTAGGCGTCCTCGAACTCGGTGGTCCTGGTGTCGTCGTACTTGTTGGCGATGTGCCGGGCAGCCCGGCTGATCACCTTGTCGACCTCGTTGCCCGGCTCGTACCAGGACCAGTCGGCCAGCGCCGCCTCGACCGAAGTCGTCGGCTCGATCTCGATGATGTTCATCGGACCACCTCCTTCAGGTTCGTGTTGCCGTCCTTCGTGACGGCGACGATCAGGCCAGGGGCACCGGTCGTACCCTTGGCGTGCCTCCACCAGGTGCTCTCCGACTCCATCGCCGGGGGCTGGATGAAGGTGCGGAACCCATCGGTGTCGACGTGTTCGTGGTGCAGGTGGCCAGCCAGTAGAAGGTCGGCCTGGTGGAAGGCGGACGCTCGGTTGAACGCCTGCCCCTTCCAGTAGTCGAAGTGCTTGCCCGGTCGGAACTGGTGACCGTGAACGTGGGCGACGACCGTGCCCGAGCACTCGACCACCACGCTCAGCTCGTCCGTGTCCGGCACGTAGAACTCGACGTGACCGAACCGGTCAGGGCTCAGGTCAGCCGCGTCCTTCACGGCGATCAGGGACTCGGTGTCATGGCTGTCGTCGTACCGCGTCACGCCCTTGCCCGAGATCCGCACGGCCTCCCCGTGGTTGCCGGGGACAGCGGCCATCGTGAGGCGCTTGACCAACGGCGCGAACAGGAGCAGCGCGTGGAGCATCACTCGCCGGGTCAGGCGGATCTGCTCGTTCAGCGTGAGCACCGTGCGCCAGGTGTTGGCCCCGCCCTGCGAGACGAAGCCCTCGATGTGGTCACCGAGCCAGGCGATGTGGACGTGGCCGATCCCGAAGCGGAGCCGGTACTCCTCCAGCAGGACAGCCGCCTTGTTCAGGCACTCGATCGTCCGCTGAAGGGTTCCTTCCACACCGTCGCCGTCGATCTTGCCGAACTGCATGTCGCCGATGGCGACGATGAAGGTGTGGTCCCCGTCCGTCTGCGACACTGTCACACCACCGGCAGAGAAGTCAACCGCTGCGATCAGCTCATCCAGGGAGGGGCGATCGAAGTCGAGCACCGGGTCACGGCGCTTGAAGGTGTAGCGGTTGCTCACCCCGACGTCGCCGTTCGCCATCGTCCACTCACCCGAGCGGAAGCCGGTCGCGATCCACAGCTCGGGGTCCTCGCCCTTCGAGCGGAGGTAGTCCGCAGCCGCGCTCTCGTCCACCTCGTCCGGCAGGCCGCGCACCGTCACCGCAGCGACGTCGCCCTGCACCTCGATCTGCCGAGTGAAGTCCTTGTCGGGGTTGGTCTTGCGGGCGGGGACGCTCGGGCCGACAGGCTTCGCCAGGAGCTCATCCTTCAGAGACACGGTTCAGGCTCCTTCGGTAGGTGCGGATCGTGGAGGCGGACACGTCGTGTCCGTACTTGCGCAGCGTGGTCGAGAGCCAGTCAGCGCTGGTCCCTCCGAACAAGTGGTTGAAGAACAGGTCCCGCTCACGCTCACCGAGCGCCTGCCAGACCGCCTCGACCTTGGGGAACTTCTCCGTCCCCGGTAGGGGCATCAGCCCTCACCACGGTCGAGCTGGGCGATGGCAGCCACAGCCTGAGCGGCCAGGAGGACCAGCGCCTCACGCCGGTCGGCGTCCGTAGTGGCGGAGCCCGCAGCATGGACGCCCTCGACCAGGAGGCCGTCGACTCCGAGGTTGCCCTCGTCGGCTCGCGCCCGGTTGATCGAGATCCAGCGCAGCTCCTGGTCGGCGTGGTACGCCTGCCCCGACTCGGGGCGCTTGCCCCCCAGGAAGGGGAGCGAGAGGTTGTCCTCGGCCTTGGCCTTGACGTCGTTCAGGATGGCGGTCAGCGGGTTCGCCTTGCGGGTCGTCTTCTTCGTCTCGGTCGCCTCGGTCACTTCGAGTCCTCCGTCTTCATCAGTGCGTAGAGGGCGTCAGCCCCGTGCTTCAGGTACGTGTCGGTGACGTCGCCGTCCCGCAGACGCACGCCCTTGGCTGAGCGCAGCGAGCGGGTGATCTTGGCGACGAGCTCAGCTCCAGCGTCGTCCGGGTCACCGAAGACCCAGACCCGGTTGAAGCCAGCCAGCATCCGGCGGTAGTGGCCGCGCCAGCCCTGAGCGCCAGGGACGGCGACAGCCGGGATGCCGATCATGTTCAGCACCATCGCGTCGAACTCGCCCTCGGTGACAGCGATCTCGCTGCCAGCTCGGTGGACGGCACCCACGTTGAACATGCGGGGCGGCTCGTCCTTCATGCCCATGTACTTGCCGTGGCCGAAGTCACGGTGGTTGTGCTCCTGGATGCAGCGGAAGCGCATCGAGAGCGGCTTGCCGTTCCGGTCCAGGTAGGGGATCGCGAGGAAGCCTCGGAACCTCTCATGCCCAGGGAACGGATCAGCTACGACGCCAACGCGGTTGGTAACCGCCGCCGTTCGATCCAGCCCGCGACCCAGGAGATACCTTGCGGCTTCCGCCGTAACGGCTGCCTCGTAGCTCGCTGTCGCTTCTTCCAGAGCTTCCCTCTGGGAGGCCGAGAGTGGTTGCAACGGTTCGTGCTCCACGGAAGTCTGTCCCCTCCTTCAACATGATCATCGTGTAACTGTCGCCGCCTTCTCCGCAGGAGTGGCAGCGCCAGAGCCCCTTGTCCGTGTTGTAGGACATCGAGGGTGTGTTGTCGTCGTGCAGTGGGCAGTGGCCCATGCCGGTTGCCCGCTCAGGGTTGAAGTCGACCTCGTAGTGGTCGAGCACCGCCGAGAGCTCGGGCTTGCTGTCGTCGTCGTTGTCCCAGCTCCTGCCCTTCGGCTTGCTGGGCTCTCTCCACTGGATGGCCACTACACCTCCACGTCGTAGAACTCCTCGACCGCGAGGATGCAGTCCATGTCGGAGTCGGGGTCCTCGATGAAGGCGAAGAACGCCTCGGTCTCATCGGCGAGCTGATCGCGTTCCGCCTGGGTCATGTCCCAGCCCATGAAGCCGATCACTCGGGGTCCAGCCCGAAGAACCGCTCGACCGTGGTGATGACGTACGCCTTGCGCCAGGGCTTGCGGTACGCCTTCACGATCACGACGCCGTCGACCAGTGCGGGGTCCAGTCCCCGATGGGAGGCGTAGTGGCCGACCTCGGTCTCCATCTCGCGGACGAAGGTGTTGGCGTCCATCTTGGCGTTCTTCGCCTCGATGACCCAGGTCTTGCCGTTCCAGGCGCGGATGACCAGGTCACCCTCGTCCTCGTTGCCGTTCAGGTGCAGGTGCTCGATGTCGAAGCCGGTGGATCGGAACTTGTTCTTCAGCTCGTTCTCCCACTCGGCCCCCTTCTTCTTGTTCCTGACGGGGTTGGTCACACAGTCACACTCCCTTCAAGGAGAGGCGCACCTTCCGGTGCGCTTCCCCTGTTCGTGGTACTCACAGTATCACACACTTCAGCCGAGGCCCAGACGTTCGAGCGAACTCGTCGGGGTCCAGCCAGTCGTCGGTGCCGGTGTGTTCGGCTCGCTCGTCTTGACCATCTGCTCCAGCTTGGAGAAGCGGGTCACGTCCGGGTGGCAGCGCATCATGGCGTAGCTCCGGGCGGTCGGGTCACACGGACCCATGCGCTGCTTCACGCAGGCGACGCGGTACTCCAGGGACGTCGGGTCCAGGGCCACCGTCAGGGACAGCTCGGGCTTCTCGGAGAGGCCGCCCTTCACCTGGTCGCGGGACGGGGGAGCCCACGGGTCGCTCTTGGCTTCCCAGCTCTTGTCCGAAGCGTGGTGCAGGATGATGACCGTCGCACCCGTAGCACGGGCCAGCTCGGTCGCGTTGGACATGACGGCCATCTGCTCGGTGTAGTCCGACTCAGCGCCCTCGAAGTCCATCAGGTTGTCGAACACGATCACCTCGGGGTAGGCGTCCCACAGCTCGACGTACGCCTCCAGCTCCTCATCGACGGCACGCCAGGTGATGGGCGATCCGAAGGAGAAGGTGATGTTCGAGGAGGACAGTGCGTCCAGGTACGCCTGCCGGTGCTTGCCGCCCTGAGCCATGCCAGCCTCGACCATCTCGGTCGTGTCGCCGGTAGCCATCGACGCCAAGCGCGAGGACGCCGTGAAGGCGCTCATGTCGGCGGAGAAGTAGAGGGAGGGCAGGTTCATCGACGCCACCCAGAACAGAGCGAAGCCGGACTTCTGCGTGCCGGATCGACCAGCGATCATGATGACCTCGCCGTGGCGAGGACGAACGCCCTTCTGGTACAGGGCCTCGAACGCCTCTACGCGGGGGAGCTCTCGTCCCGACTCCGCGTGCAGCGCGAGGGACCTTCCAGGGGTGAGCACTACTTGTCTCCTCTCACGATCACACGCTCGACTCCAACGGCGGTGATCAGGGTCTGGCAGGCCGGGCACGGCTTGCGGGTCACGTACACCGTCGAGCCCTTCAGCTCGTCGGGGTGGACACCCTTGTCCAGGGCGTCTCGGATGGCGTTGCGCTCAGCGTGGTCAGCCGCACAGTTCGCGTAGTCGCTGTCGGGGGCGCACTCGTCGCGGGTCAGTCGACCTCGGGGACAGTTGCCAGCCGTCGCGCAGCCGGGGATGCCGGGCGGGAGTCCGTTGTACCCCACGCCCAGGACGCGCTTGCGCTTGTTCAGGATCACACAGCCCACCTGGGACCGCGTGCAGTCAGCCATCGTGGCCACGACATCAGCGATGTCCAGTGCCCACTCGTCTCGATCAGGTCTCACTCGACCTCCTCTCTCACTGCCCCAAGGGGACCGCCCGGATGGACGGCCCCCGTAGGTGCTCACACTGTCACACGTCAGTCGAAGTCAGGAGCAGCGTCGAGCGCCGCGTTGACCTCCGCCTCACGCTTGGTCGCGTAGTCGATGACCTTCTGCTGAGCAGCGCGCTCAGCCTGTCGCCACACCCACGCGGGGTAGGCACCCGGCTTCTTCGCCGGGATCTGCGCCAGGGTCACGATGGTCGCGCCCCCGACGATGGCCTCCAGGTCACGGGCGAGGACCGTCTGCTCGATGCGCTGACCCTTGGCGATCTCCGGACGACCAGCGTCCAGGTCGGCCTGCGTCTTGAAGACGCTGACGTCCGCGAGGACCGAGTCCTTCGGGCCGTTCGGGGTCGGGCGCTGCCTGTCGAAGGACTTGACCTCGATGAGGATCGCGACCGCGTCCACGTTGTCCTTCGGCTTGAACCAGCCGCCGCCCTGGGTGGGGATGTCCATGAAGTTGAGAGCCACTGTGAAGTCTCCGTTCGTCTGTGAGTCGATGCTCAGGTGATGGGTTGTTGTTGTGCTGTGAGTGGAGCGGTGGAACTACGCGGCAGACAGGGCCTTGCCCTTGGCCTTCCATGCAGCCATCACGCTCGGGTCCGAGAAGAAGGACTGGTTCTCAGCCCAGAGTCGCTTCAGCGCAGCGACGTCGGTCTGCTTCTCGATCTCGCCCAGGATGTAGGCGTTGGGGTCCTCCGCCTCGGGCTGCGATGCAGCCGGGGGAGAAGTCGTTGTGCTCTGCGCCGCAGCCCACGGGTCACCGGTCGGTGCCGTCTGGGCCGGGGAAGCTGCCACCTCAGAAGGCGGGATGATGGTTCCTCCCAGGAACCGGGCGATGTTGCCCTTGCCGTGAGCGAGCGAGGTCATCTCGACCACCAGCTCGCTGAGCGTCAGCTCGCTCACACTGTCACGCATGACTCCGAAGTAGGAGATGATGTCCTCGCGGACTTCCTCCGGGTTGCCCTTGAAGACCGCCCAGGTCTCCTCGTAGCCCTTGCCGTACTTGATGGTGACGGTCAGTTCCCTCACGCGGTGTAGCTCCTCTCGTTGTTCTCTCTGTCTTGGTACAAGTTACACGATCCGGGTGTCGGTGTCAACCCCCGGTCCGGCGACTTGCGCCTTGCAGTTCGTCGCTCCCGCGTCGCCCTGACTTGATACAAGTTACACACTCTGGGCGGAAGAAGCAAGCTCGTTCTCGGTGACCTGCGTCACGAACGGCTTCATCGCTCCCCGCGTCGAGCGCGCCTTGCGGATCTGAAGCGCGAGCTGGGCCAGAGCCCAACCGATGTTCAGGTCCACCCAGTACAGCGTGCACTCGCCCGTGCCCGCAGGCAGGTGGACGATGATGCCCCAGTCCTGGTTCACCGGAGGGAGCGGGCTGTACGCCTTCTCCGCCTCGGCTGCGTCGACAGCCACCTTCTTCCACGCGGCCAGGGCCTTCTTGTCCTGGTGGTCCACGGGGAACAGGGTGTGGTCGTACTTCTCTCCTCGCGAGTAGATCGCGAGCTGGCTTGCCATCTTCAGCGCGCCGTACTCGACGGACCCAGTCTTCAGGTCGCCGATGAACAGGCCGCTGATCGGCTTGCCGTCCGGGCCAGGCCCGTCGTACTCGTAGGTGCGGTCGAAGGTCCCACCCACGCTGAGCTCGTTCACCACGACGAACTGCTCGACGGCGCGAACCTTCAGCACCGACGTGGCGAGCATGTACGCCATCATGTCCTCGACGTCCACCTGGGGCGTGCCGAACGGCAGAGGCTCACCACGGTCGACGTACTCGCTCAGCGTGTGGAGGTGGGTTCCCTTCTCACGCTTGTCGTTCGCGCCGCTGATGTCGACGGCCCGCTCAGCGAGACCGTCCAGCTTGCGCTTGTCGTCCTTGTCGTTGGGGTCCAGCTCCCGGATGGCGTCGAGCAGGGCCGGGTTCTTCGCCAGCCCCACTCCGACCATCCGCTTGCCCCAGTTGATCAGGTTCGACTTGTCCTCGATGCAGTCGATGAACGTCGTCGTCCTGGTGTGCCCGACCGGCTTGCCGCCAGCCTTCGGCACGATGAGAGGGCGGTCCCAACCGTCACGCGGCACCGAGTTGTTCGGGTGCGCCTGGTTCGGGATCTCCATGAAGTTCAGGGTCAAGCTGTGTCGCCTCCAGTGATCGGATGTCAGTGATCTCTGTCAGCGCGTCGATCTGCTTGCGGAACTCCTCGACCATGTTCGACACCGCCGTCTCGGGCGGCACGATGGGGGTGAGGTAGATCCGCATGACGCCATGCTCCAGGAACTCCACGTCACACTCGTCGTACGTCATGAGCTCCAGCCCCCAGCCCGTGAGCTGGTTCAGGACGTGCCCCATGACGCTGGGCCTGTAGCCCGGCGAGGCGTCGATGTGGAAGTCGAAGGACTCCAGATCGAAGTGGAAGTGGATGCACCCGTCCCGAGTGGTGAAGCTCCTCGGGGTACCAAGCTCCCGCCTCCACGCGGGCAGCTCCTTGCGGTACGGCATGTCTGTGCGTTCCTCCTCCGGTGCGCTGTGCAACTTGCTGCGCTGACAACAGAGACAGTACAGGTCCCAGGCCAGGTGTGCAAGTGTGCTCAGGTAGTTGATGGTGACCTGCCCTTCCCGTGGCACCGGAGCTGGGCAGGGGAGGACAGTAACACACGCTCAGCGTCCACTCAGTCACGGGTGGTAACGACAAGGGGCGGACCCCCCAGTAGGAGATCCGCCCCGTGCAGGAGGGGTCGATGTCAGTCGGCTGCCTTCAGTCGCGATGACTTCTTCGGCTTGTGGACGAGGTCGTCGTCGCCCTCCTGGCGAGGGATGTAGAAGAACCCCTCCTCCGTCTCGGGGTCGTAGTGCACGACGGCGTTCTCCTCGGTGAGCATCTTCTTCCACGACGCCAGGCGCGTAGCCTCCAGCTCGGACAGGGCCTCCTCGCCCTTCTCTCGCCGACGCGCCTCCACGCGCAGCATCCCGATGGGGTACAGCCAGCGGTGCTCGGGCTTCACGGCCCAAGGGATCAGTTCATCGTTACGGGTGATGCGGCGCTGTAACCCGCGCCGACGACGGAAGTTCCCCCACATGCTGGGGACCGTCTCGATGTTGTACTTGCGTCGATACTCCTCGATCATCCAGGCGTAGGTGCGACCCTCCTCGAACCAGCGGATGACCTCGCCCTCATCCACGATCTTGCGTGCTCCCATGTGAACCGCTCCCTTCTGAACTGTCCTCGCTGACAGTGACAGAGTTGCACACTCAGCGTGACAGTGCAAGCAACTTCGTGTAGGTTGCACCTACCGAGCAACACACACCGACAGAGAGGACCACTCACATGGCCAAGATCCAGCTCACCGTCTGCGACCTCGACCCGAGCGAACTCGGCAAGGAGACCCAGCACTACACGGTCACCACGCCCGCTGGTCGCAGCGAGCTCGACCTGTGCAAGGACCACTCCGAGCCGATCGAGTCCCTGCTGAAGCAGGCGTACGGAGACCGGGTTGCACACCCGGCACCGGCCAAGAAGGCAGCGGCGAAGAAGACGACCACTCCGCGTCGCCGGACCAGCGGCTCGAAGATCATGACCCTGGAGGAGATCGAGGCGATGAAGACCTCATGAGGCCCAGGCCGGTAGACGACAGAAGACCCCCACTCAGCACGTAGCTGGTGGGGGTCTTCTGTGTTACCGGGTCAGCCCTCGGACAGGGCCTCGGAGGTGAGCTCGTTCTCGTCCAGTCCGGTCTCCGGGAACTCGGAGGGGACCGAGCCGTTCGGCTGGGCGTACACACCCAGGGCGGTCAGGCCCTGGACGATCGCAGCCACGCGGGGGTCATCCGCGTAGAGCAGCGTCGCGATCGAGCACGCGGTGCCGAGCAGGGCGAGGATCGCCTTCGCGTAGGGCCGCGCCTTGGTTGGGAGCAGGGGCAGGAGCAGGGTCACGATGGACTCCTTCTGGAACTTCGGGGTGGACTGCGCAGCGTGGCGTCCGGTCATCGACGTCCACACTGCTTCTGGAGGGCGATGTAGCCCGAGGGGCCGATGCGGGTGTCCCGCTTCAGGCCGTAGTTCTTGTACTTCGGGTTCCGCTCATGCCACGCGGCCACAGCCGCCTCGGTGTTCGGGCCGTAGAAGTCGGTCACCGCACCGGGGATCTTGTAGCCGAGCTTCAGCAGGAGCTGCTGGATGTCCTTGACCTGGACGTGGTGGCAGCCGGGCTTGACCGCAGCGGCCAGCCGGTAGAGCTGGGTCTTCTTCACGACCGGAGGCTTGACCGGCTTGGGGGCCGGGACAGGCTTCACGGAGGCAGGCTTCGGCTTGACGGGCGCGGGCTTGGCCGGTGCCTTGGGAGCCTGGCTCGCCCACGCGGGGTCAGCCGAGGTGATGCCCTCGGGGAACTTCGGGTAGCCGTAGCCGTAGACGAACGAGCTCTTGCGCTGCCGGGTCTTGCGGTAGACACCGTCGCCCTCCGCCGAACCGTTGACGTTCGTGTTGCCCTCGATCGTGGTGATCGTGGTGGCCGTGTAGGCGACGACGATGCCGGTGTGGGTACCACCGCCCGGACCGAAGAAGACCTGCGCCCCGATCGCGGGGTACTCGCTGAAGCGGCCAGCCTTCTTGAACCACGCGACAGCCGACTCGCAGCCAGCGGTGTGCGGGTAGAGGTTGGCGACGCCAGCCTCATGAGCCACCCAGCTCACGAACGCGGCACACCAGGGCCAGCCGTAGCCGCCCTCGGAGTAGCCGGGGATCTTGCCGAACCAGCGGTTGTACTTCGAGTCGTTGACCCAGTGGCCACCGCTGAACTTCTCATGCGTCCCAACCTCGCCTGCGGCGATGTCGAGAACCTTCTGAACTGCACTCACTGGCAGCTCCTTCCTACTGGTTGACGGTGACGGTCAGGTGGTGGTCGAGCCGGTCGGCCACAGCCAGGCGCTCAGTGCGCTCCTGGCGAAGGTCGTCCCGGAGACCACCGATCTCCTTGCCGTGCTGACGAAGGACGACAAGGACTTCCCTGACGTCGTCGTGGAGGCGGTCCATGTCGTCACGCAGGTTCGTGCTGTGGGAGTTGGCCACCTGATCGCGGGCGATCGAGACGTTCTCCTGCACTTCTGCTAGGGCCTTGTGGTTGCGTCGAAGCATCTCGACCACCACGCCGATGAGGGTCACGAAGACCGTGCCTCCCGTGGATACGAGCGCCACCTGGACCGTGGGCTCCATGCTCACTTGCTCAGCTCCTCGACCAGCTTCTCCAGCCGCTCGATGCGCGCCTGCTGGTCCTGGAGCACCGAGAGCATCGCCACCGGCAGAAGGTCGTAACGGAGACCGTCGACCTCGCCGTCCAGGATGTTGACGACCTCGGGGATCTGTTCGTAGACCTCCTCAGCGATGAGACCGAACTCGTCGGTACGCCGGTTGGTCTTGCCCTCCTCCAGCTTCCGGTCGTAGATGACCGGGCGGAGTGCGAGCACCTTGGCCGGGTCGATCGGGTGATCCCGGACGTTCTCCTTGAAGCGGATCGAGGAGGTGTTGCGGGCGAAGACGCCAGAGCCCTCAACCCACACCGCGTAGTACGGGCCACCGTCAGACACCGAGTTGGAGAAGGGCTTCTTCGAGCCGTTGGCCCAGGAGATCGTGTCGCCGGACTCCAGGTAGGCGGAGTGGGAGTGCGAGCTCGGGGTGAACGTCGAGGGCTTCGAGGTGATCGAGGACCAGGAGTGCGAGTGCGTCGAGGGCGGGTAGGTCGACGGCTCACCGACGATGTCGGACCAGTTCGTCGTGTGCGCCGAAGGCGGGAACGTCGTCGGCTTCGCCGTGATGCTGTTCCAGTCGTGCGAGTGGGTGTCCGGGGGGAACGTCGAGGGCTTGTTGCTCAGGCTGGCCCAGTCGACAGACTGCGTCAGGTTCGTCCAGGCGCTGCCGTTCCAGAACTCCCAGGTGGACGTGTCGGTGTTGTAGCCGAGGCGTCCCAGGCGGGGCGTGGTGGGCCGCAGGGCGGTGCTCCAGGTACCGATGCGCGAGGAGACGAACCGGCGCTGCTCGGTGATGTTCGCGGCCACGATCGAAGCGGCACCCGCACCGACCGCGACGTTCGCGAGGACGACCTCGTAGATGCCGGTGTCGGTCTGGTTCAGCGAGGGGATGCCGCCGCCAGCCGTGCCCTTGATGACGGCCAGGACGATGCTGTTCGCGGCAGGGTCGAGGCGAAGGACGATGCGGTCCGTTCGAGCCGCCGTGTCGGCAGCCGCGATGCTGAGGGTGACAGCCGCGTCGCTGTTGTAGAAGTGTCCGCGCACGATGGCAGAGCCAGCGGCGACAGACACGGTCATGCCGGTACCTGCGGTCACCTTCAAGGAGGAGCTGTCCGAGGAGCCGACGACGCCAGTGTCCTGGAGCTCGCGGAAGTACGAGCTGTACTGCGACTCGCTGACGGTCTGACTGTCGAACGGGTAGGAGGTCTGGGCCACTTGGGGGGTCCTTCCTGTAGGCATGGAAGAAGCCCCCGGCCAACAGGCTCAGGGGCTCGCGGGTGGATGGAAGTCAGAGCACGAACGTGCAGGACACGCGGACCGTCTCGCCCGCGCTGAACTGGTAGCCGTTCGTGGTGCGAAGGGTCACCGCGCCGGTCGAGGCGAAGTCGCACTCGCCGTCCGCGTAGCCGGTCGAGTAGATGCCGGTCATGGTCCGGCGCGGACGGTAGCCATCCGGCACCGTGGCGATGACGTGGTCGCCGACATGCGGAGGGTTGTCCGAGGTCGTGTACGGCGTGACGATCGCAAGGTCGAAGCCGACCGTGCAGACGCCGTTGATCTTGGTGGCCAAGAAGTTGTTGACCGAGTACCCCGAAGCCGCCGTCAGTCCTGACGTGATCGACTCCGGGGTGGGCGCAGGGGCAACAGGTGGGGGGTAGAGGGCAGCGCCCATGCGGGGGTAGTCCTTCGAGGGTTGGGGTTACGGGACGGGCCAGGGGCCGATGTCTTCGACCTGGAGGGATGTGCTGTTGCCGCCAAGGGTGAGGATGCGGATGCTTCCGTAGGTGGCCGCAGCCTTGGTGGCCTTGATGGTGATGGCGACGCTGGCCTGGCCAGCCGTCAGCCCACCGATGAACCACTGGTGGATCGCGCCTGAACCGAACTGCGAGTCGTCGTCGTAGACCGTCTGGTAGAAGGCGCCGAGGTCGGCGTCTCCGGTGTTGGCGTCGGTGCCGTAGGCCCAACGGGCGCGGATCGTCGCCGAGTTCTTCGCGCCATGACTGGTCGCAGTCGTGTCGCCAGCACCGTCAGTGTCGACGGCAGCGAGGTTCAGGGTCACGCGGTACAGGCGGGAGCCCTCGGCGACGAACGACGCGAGGTAGGCCCTCGTCTCGGTGTCCCCGACGTAGCCGGTTGAACCGATGTTGGAGTAGTAGCGGACGCCCCTCGGGGCGCTGGTGTTGGTCGGAGGTGGGTACAGCCCAGCTCCCACGTTGATCTCCCTTCTGTCACAAGGGGATGGGGGGTTACTTCTCTGCGGGGTACCGCACGGTGGACAGGTCCACCCAGGAGTTGTTGATCGTGCCGATGCCGGGCGATCCGACCGTGACGTAGCCACCCTCGGAGAAGATGTCCACGCGCATCATCGCCGCGTTGTTCGGCAGGTAGAAGATGTGGTTGGCGAAGGGTCGGTATCCCACTGGCATGACGGCGATGTCGTAGGTGGCCGTGGCGACGCCGCCCTTGATCAGGCCCTTGAACTCGACCATGCGGCCAGCGCCCAACCGGTAGGCGGCACCACGGAAGTTGGACGCCCCGTCGAGCACGCCAGCCGGTTCGGGGTAGACGCCTTCGGTCGCAGACTGGTACGAGGTCCAACCGTTCTTGTAGGTGAACGACTTCCAGTGATCGAACTGCTCACCCGTCCCCAGCTTCAGGCTGTACTGCGCGGCAGGCGATGCCTCGTAGTTCGTTGCCGCCACCATGACGTAGTCGTCGCCGGGCGGAGCCATGTCCGCGCGGTAGCTGGTGATCAGGAAGTTGCCGGGCACAGACGTGGCGGCACCACCGAACGGGAGCTTGTACCAGAGAGTGCACCATGCGTTGGTGCCCAGCGGGATCGTGCCGTCAGCGGCAACCGTGACGGAGGTGTAGGTGGTATCCCCGACCTCCGGGATCACAGCGCCAGCAGGAGGCGGGTCGATCTGGAAGTAGCCGCCCGTCGCGAGGCCGCTGCCGCGACCCATGCCGAGCACCATGAAGCGCTTGGTCCACTTCAGGTTCCGGCCATCCCACATGATGTTCCCGCCGCCCGTCATCATGTGACGGCCATGCAGCGCGAACCTCTGGTTGGCGGTGAGCGCGGCAGTGCCAGCCGGACCCTGCGGGCCGGTAGCTCCGGTGTCACCCTTCGGTCCCTGCGGGCCAGTGGCTCCAGTCGGACCGGTGGGGCCAGGGACCGTGGAGTCAGCACCCTTCGGGCCAGTGGGACCGGCAGGGCCAGTGTCGCCCTTGTCGCCCTTCGGGCCTTGCGGCCCAGGGACGGTGGAGTCAGCGCCCTTCGGACCCTGCGGACCCGTTGCGCCGGTAGCTCCAGTCGCACCGGTTGCACCCTTCGGCCCAGCCGGACCGGTGTCGCCAGTGTCGCCCTTCAAGCCCTGCGGGCCAGGAGCGCCAGTGAGACCAGAGACCTCGGGGGCCGGGACTACGTTGAAGCCCATCAGGCGCTCACCTCCACTCCTGCGATGTGCACCGCACAAGTCGTGGTGCTGCCTTGGACCTTGATGGTCCCCGCTGCGTCCATCGGCTGAGCGATGTCCAGCGTGAAGATGCCGTTACCAGGGATGCTCATCGTCGGAACGAGGATCACTCCGCTGACGTAGATCAGGACGGTCGCTGCGCTGGTGCCCGAGTTGGCGACGACGATGTTCGTGACGATCGTCTGGCCAGGGTTGGGTGCCTGGTACACCTGCGTCAGGGCCGTCGTCGTGTTGCCCCGGAACAGGGCCTTGGGCGTGTTCGCCACTCGTTACCACACCCCCATGATGCGAAGTATCTGATCGTCTGTAGAGACGCCAGAACCACCGGAACTGTTGCGCTCCAACTGGCTCACGCGGTTCTCGGTGTTCTGGACTCGCTGCGCGTAGGCAGCCTCAGCGTTGAAGCCGGTCGCGTCGCCGAGCTCGACGCCGATCTTGAAGCCGTCGGAGGTGGCCTTCAGGATCATGCCGGTGACCGTGGCGCTGAGCTCCTGGTCGTTGACCACGACGGAGACGGTGTCGCCCAGTCCCCAGTCGGTACCGAAGACCATCGCGGAGTCCTCCATCGGGACCGCCTGTACGGCGACCGAGGTGAAGCCCTCCTTGGCCAGAGTCTCCAGGCCGGACTGGTCGAGCTGTCCGGTCTCGCTCTGGTCGCGCCGGTCCTCGAAGACCTCGATACGTCGACCCCAGTCGGCTTCTGCCGCAAGGGACTCCGTCGTCGTGACGTCTCGGAAGGTCCGGTCTTCCTGCTCACCCTGACCGGCCACGATGACGTGCGTCGCGGACGGAGGAGTGATGGCCACGCGCTGACCGGCGAGCGTGTTGTTCAGGACGTCGAGCCGGATCGTGCTGGTCCGGTCGGTGATCTGATAGGTCTCGAAGACCAGGTTGCTGCCACGCTGCACGACTCGGAAGCCGAGGCCGTCCACGACGGCGATGTCAGTGAGCAGGTTGCCGAGCACCACGAACCGAGCGGACTTGCTCATGATCGTGCCGCGCCCGAGGTTGGTCCCCATGATGAGACCGGCCTTGCGTCGAGCTGCCGGTGCACTCGGCCCGAGGTTCGCGTTCACGTAGGCGTGGAGCAGCGTCTCGGCGTTGCCGGTGCGGTCGTCGTGGCTGAGGGTCTGGGTGCTCGGGTTGACGTTCGTCGGGTCAGGGAACGCCAGGTAGTCGGACAGGATGCAGGTGTCGCTGATGCCCTCGAAGGAGACGGAGCCTCCGGGATCTTCGGGCGTGGCAGCGAACTCGTTCTTCGTGGTGGGTCCGGACATGAGGACGTCACTCGGGCCGGTGATGATGACGCCGGAACCTGGAGTCCGCAGAGCTGCGGTGAGCGGGTGCTCGACAGCCAGCGTGAGCTTCCAGGTTCCGACGTTGTTGAACTGGTCTTCCAGCTCCAGCACCAGCTCCTCCGGTCGGATCACTCCGAGCCGGTTGAGCGCCTTGTCCCGGACCTCAACGGTGAGGTCGCGGAGCTTCACAGGATCAGATCACCATCCACTTCCGGGGCTTCCAGGACACCGTGATCTTCGATGCCGATGTCGTGTTGAGCAGGCTTGCCGTGCAGGTGGAGATCCCAGGCTCGACGGCCCAGAAGCGCGGAGCGGGGGCGAGAAGGCCGTACTGGTTCGAGCCGTTCTCGCGCACCACCGTTCCCTTGCGGGCGTCCACGGTGAGCGACTGCCCAGCCGTGAGGGTGCCCTTCCACCACAACGTCTCGCCTGTCGGGGAGATCGCCTTGAAGTCGTTGCCGGGACCGTAGACAGTCCACACGGGGTAGGCCGGAACGTCGCCCGTGTTCTCCAGCGTGATGTCGCCGATCGCCTGGGAGGAGGCCACCGGCATGGACATGATGTTGGCCATGAAGGGCGCAGCCGTGGTGGCTCCGCCGATCTGCTGTGTGGTCGCGACCGAGGACGTCCAGTACGGATCGCCAGCCCGGAAGGTGACGACGGTCTGCACGTCCTTGTTGCCGATCGTGTTCTCGCCGTAGACGTACTCGCCGCCTCCGATGCGGACCACCTCGGTGGACCAGTTCGACCCGTCGTCCTCGACCAGCCGCAGGGTGCACGGTCCGGCCAGGAGTCGAGCGAGTCGAGAGAGGATCTTCTTCAGTGCGTCGCGGTTCGCCGCGACGATGTCCAGCGGGACGTCGATGTCCCGCGCAAGGACGCGGGTGCGGCGGTACATCGCACCGTCACCCGCGCCTTCCAGCCACTGGACAGACACGGGGGGCAGGCCCAGACCGGTCACCCCAGTCGTAGCCTGCACCCCCCTGCCTTCGTCCTCGATCCCGTTGAGGGACAAGGAGTCCAGGGCGTTCTCCAAGAGGAGCTTCGCCATCGTTACCAGCCCACCATCCTTGCTCGGTTGGCGGCAGCGAACAGGTCTTCCTCCGCAGAGATGGACGAGCCCGGAGCCGCGTAGTAGTTGAGTACCTTCGTGACCCCGCCTCCCGAGCTGTCGCCGAGAGCAGAGCCGACCGATGCCGAGACGGACTGTGCGGCCTTGATCTGACCCACCGTGGGCGGCTCGATCTCAGTGCCAGCAACGTCGTTGGCGATCTTGGTGATCTGATCCAGGACGCCGAACGCCTGCGACTTCACACCCTTGGCCAGGCCCTTGCTGACCCACGCTCCGAGCGCAGCCATCACCCGCGAGGGGGAGTGGATGCCCAGCGCCTTCTTGATCGCGTCAGTCATGGACTTGGCGATCTTCAGCATCTGGTTCTCGATGGCGTTGGCCTGCTTCTCCAGGCCCTTGACCAGTCCTTCGGCCATGTGGATACCGTTGTCGTACATGACTTCCGAAGCCGTCTTGCCGACAGAGGACGCAGCCGAAGCGAGCTGCTTCTCCAGCTCGTTGACCTGGTCGACACCCGCCTTGCCCGCGTTGGCCAGAGCCTCAGCCGCAGCCATGCCAGCCTGGGGGCCAGCCTGCGCGAGCTGGTCGAACATCTCCGTGTTCAGTCCGAGGGACTTCAGCTTCTTCAGCACGTCGGCGAAGTGCTTGGCCTGCTCGACCTGCATCTTCAGGCTGGCCACGATGTCCGTGAACCCGCCCTCGACGTTGGTGACGTTCGCAGCGTCCACGATCTTCTGAGCGATCGACGCGGCGTAGTCCGCCTTCGCCGTCTTCAGATCCGCGAGCTTCTTCTTCGCGTCGGTCAGCTTGGTGTTGATCTTGTCCCAAGCGGACAGCATCGTGCTGAGCTGCTTCTGCTCCGCCTTCAGCTTGGCCGTCAGGCCCTTGCTCAGCTTCGCCTTCGAGATGTCGGTCGTCAGCTCACCGAGCACCTTCTTGACGTTGTCGAACTGGGACTCCAGACCCTTGATCAGACCCGCGATGATGGCCTTGCCCGCCCCGTACAGCAGGACCTTGTCCTTGGGGAGCGGACCCTTCCAGTCCGGGATCATGTCGGTGAGGCCCTTGAGCTTCGACTTGACCGAACCGATCATCGAGCCGATGCCTCGGATGAAGCCCTTGATCATCTCGACACCGGCGTTGTAGAGCGCCGAGCCGATCGCACCGAGCGCAGCCTTCGCCTTGCCGGGCAGACCCTTGACCACGGACACAGCGTTCGAGACGCCGGTCGTGAACGCGGACTTGATGTAGGACCAGGCCGAGACAGCCGCACCCTTGATCGACGCCCAGCAGTTCGAGAACAGAGTCCTCAGCGCCGAGAGCGCAGACGACGGGGCGGACCGCAGGGCCGACAGGAACGCGGAGAAGCCAGCCTTGATGCCGATCCACGCGACCGAGGCGGCAGTCTTGATGCCACCCCAGACCATCGTCCAGAGACCCTTCAGCGCGGTGAGCGCCTTCTTGGCTGCACCGAGGATGCCCCAGTTCAGCCAGACTTCGAGTGCGCCGAGGATCGTGTCCCAGACGCCCTTCAGCATCCCCTTGATGCCTTCCCAGAGCTGCTTCCAGCCGTCCTTGAACGTGCTCCAGTTGCCGGTGAAGATGCCCCGGAACATGCCGAACCAGATCTTGAAGAAGCCGACGATGTAGTTGAAGACACCGACGAAGAACTCCTTCAGTCCTTCGAGGACAAGGGAGACACCGTTGATCACGCCGATCAGCGCGCCGCCGAGGATGCCCACGATGAAGCCGATGGCCGGAGCCAGGATCGTCATCAGGACGTTGACCACGACGAGGAGCACCTGAAGGATCGGCTGGAGCGCAGCCGACAGTCGGGCGATGGCGTCGCCGAGCTGCGGGAGCAGCGCGGAGATGATCGGGGCCAGGATCTGGATCAGCGGGGTCAGCACCGCCGAGACGATGTTGATGACCATCGCGATGATCGGAGCCAGAGCCGTAGCGAGCTGACCGAGGAACTGACCGATGACCGGCAGGATCGGAGCGAGCTGGCTCATCAGCATCGCGACCAGCGGGACGACCGCAGCCACGATGGTGCCGAACAGGGAGGCGATCGGAGGCAGTGCAGCCTGGATCAGCTTGAACGCCGAGGCGAGCATCGTGCCCACGATGGGGACGAGCTGCATGAAGACCGGCGTGAGCTGCTTGACCGCACCGAGCAGAGCGCCCGAGAGCAGGGTGACCAGCGGCTGGATCAGCGGCACCAGAGTGGTGAACGCCTTGGCCAGCGGGGTCAGGACGGCGGCGATGAGCGGACCGAAGGCCGAGAGCATGGTGCCCGCCAGCTTCAGGATCGCGCCGATCGCCTGGCCGAGCGGAGCCATCGCGGGAGCGAGGGCCTTGACCGCCACCAGGATGCCGTCGAACAGAGACTTGATGCCGTCACTCACAGCGGGCTGCGCCAGCGCACCAGCGACCGCGCTGAGCGCCGTGCCGATGATGGTGCCGACCTGCGGGAGGACCGACGTCAGGAGCTTGCCGAGAGAGGAGAACAACTTCTCGACCGCAGGGCCAGAGGTGGTCGCGATCGTGTTCATGGCGGTGTGAGCCGCCTTCAGCACGTTGACCAGACCGTTCTGGAAGCCGTCGCTGTTGACGGCCTTGTTGATGCGCTCCAGCGTGTCGCCGAGCATCTTCAGCGAGGAGCCGCCCGCCTGGTCAGCCGCGCCAGCGATCCCCGAGAGGATGCCGCCAGCCTGCTTCAGGACGTTGCCGAGCTCCTTGATCCGGGTGATCGCGGTGTCGATCCAACCGGTCAGGTTGCCGTTGTCGTTGTTCTTCGTCAGCCAGTTGGAGAACTGGACGTTCAGCTTCTCGAAGAAGGAAGCCAGGCGAGGCAGGTAACCAGCGCCGACCTGACCGAGGATGGCGATCGAGTTCGCCATGTCGTCCGTACCGCCAGTGGCGATCTTGATCGACTTGTCGAAGTCATCGAACATGCCACCGAGGACCGGGCCGAGCTTGCCGTTCAGCGCCGTGGCGAACTTGCCGAAGAAGCCGCCCAGGAGAGTCGAGCTCTGCTGGATGTTGGTGGAGAACTTGGGGAGCAGGTTGTCGATCAGGTCCTGGAACGGGGCGCGAGCCGACGCCCAGAAGTTCGCCGAGATGCCGTCCTGCATCTTCGCGAGCTGACCCTTGACCTGCGGGAAGATCTTGTTGAAGTCCTTGAACGCCGCGATGGACGCTCCGACTCCGACTGCGATGCCGCCGAAGATGCCAGGCAGCGCGAGAGCTCCTGGTCCGATCTGCGCCAGGCTCTGCGCGAGGGCGAACATGTTCGAGCCAGCGGTGAGCAGCCAGCCGGACAGACCGGCGATGGCCGTAGCCATCGTGCCGATGATCGGGATGTTCTTGTCGAGGTTCTTCAGGGTGTTGCCCAGGGACTCGAACATCTCGCTGATCACTCGGGCACCGGACAGCGCGCTCAGTGCAGTGAGTGCACCGGCAGTCGCAGACATGCTGACCTTCGGGATCAGGTTCACGACCCGGTCCCGAGTCAGGATCGCCATCTGCGCGATCGTGGCGTACTTGCTGACCTGGTTGACCTCGGGCTTGACCTCGGACTTGATCTTGTCGACCTTGTCCTTCAGGTCGTCGATCTGGTGCAGAACCTCGCGCTTGGCGCGGTCGTTCATCTCCGGGGTGATCGACGCCTTCAGGTCTTCGATCTTCATCAGCGTGTTCTCGATCTCACGCTTGGCCCGGTTGACCGCGTTGATGTCGAGCTTCGGGCTGAACGGGATGTTGGACATCGAGTTGCGGATGCGGGTCTGCATCGCCTTGAAGTCAGCGTTGTCGAACGCCAGCTTGATGTCCGCCTCGCGCTGGAGGGTGTTCAGCAGGTCAGTGCGAGCGGCGTTGAGGGAAGCCCGGTCGAGCTTCACCTTCATCTGGACCTCGTCCATCTTGGCGAGCTCGCCCTCGATCTGGCTCAGCGCGTTGCGCACCGAGTCCATCGAGCTGCGGTCCACCTTCAGGTCGAGGTGACTCACCTTCTGGAGCTGTTCGTCAAGCAAGCTGACAGCGGCGTTGAGGTCGTCGCGGTTCAGGCCGACCGAGATCTCAGTCTCGTCCAGCCGCTTCAGCTCCGCCTGGATGCGCTTGATCCCTCGCTGGAGGGAGGTCTGGTCGTCCAGGTCGACGCGGACCTTGATGTCCTTCAGCGCAGCCTCAGCGCGCTTGCGCGCCTCCTTGGCCTCGCGGACCAGCTCGGAGGTGTCTGCCGTGATCTGGGCTTCGAGGCGGAGCTGCTTCTCGATCTCCTTCAGCTCACGCTTCAAGGTCGACTTGAAGTCTGAGGTGTCAGGGAGAACCTTGATCGAGATCCGCCCGACCTCGGTTCCTCCGGGACTGGCCATGCGGTTACCTCCGAGGTGAGAACTTCTTGTAGAGGTCGGCGACCGAGGTGATCTTCTTCTCGGCCTTCGCCTTCTTGGTCTTGGGGCGCGGGTACTCGGGGATCTTGGGAGCGCCCTTCTTCCCCCACTGACCAGTCGCCCGCGTGTTCTGGTTCAGCGCGTCGTAGAGGTCGGCGTACATGTGGCGATCAACGCCCCAGCCGAAGTGCTCACGACCGCCCGACGCGAGGGCCATCGTGAGAGATGTGTCCGGCAGCCTCTGCACCAGCAAGAGGACGAGAGACGGCGAAGGCCCCCGACCTGCGATCACGTCGGCAAGGTCGATGCCGTAGTGGAACCGCAGGTCGGGGTAGATGCCTTCGCCGTAGTCGTCTACGAGCCGGGCGAGGCTCAGGCTTCCCCCGCCTGGGTGCCCTTGCCGTAGTTCTCGAAGATCTGGGCCAGCACGGCGAGGTCGCCGCCGATCGCAGCGAGCAGCTTGTCAGCCACCTTCTCGTTCTCCGCGACCAGCTTGATCGCGTCAGCGAGCACCTGCTCCTGGTCGACGTCGTCTCCGTCGAGCTTGCTCTGGATGTTGATCAGCTCCGTGCGCTTCTCCTTCGGGAGGCGAAGCGGGTTGAGCAGGCGGCAGACGTCGTCGCCGAAGGTGATGTCAGTGGAACCGTACTTGGCCTCAGCGGCGGAACGGATGTCATCGAGAGAGAAGCTGGACATGGGGTTGCGGACCTCCTGTGTTGGATGGGAACTACGAGAACGCGGACCTGGGGATGGGGCTCCGGGTGGAGCCCCGGTGTGCAAGCGGGTCCGCACTCACTTGCACACCGGGGAGTTACTGATGCCTGGATCAGGCGGCGCGACCGGTGGCCCACGCACTGCCGTCCCAGTACGCCTCGGTGCTGTCGCCGAGGACCACGTACTGGCCGGTGGTCCACGCGGTGGTCGGCGACGCGAGAACGTCGGACAGGTCCGCGAGGTTGGCCGGGGTCACCGAGCCGGACGGGCTGAAGGAACCGGGAGTACCAGCGGTGGCACCGGACGCCGGGACGTTGCCGCCCAGCGGGGTGACCGAGTAGGTCCAGGTGTTGGTGCCGTTGGCCATCGGCTTGACGCCGAGGGGCAGACCGGCCAGCGACTCGGTGTCCGCGAGGGACAGGTCGTCGGCACGGTAGATCTCGGCCTTCGGGGCGTAGAAGGCGAAGTGGTTGTCGCCGTCCACGAAGATCGCGAGGAACGCAGCCACGGTGGGCTCCGGGTCGGTCGGGACACCGACGCTGCCGTCCGGCAGGATCGGGGCGTTCGCGCCGTAGTAGAGCTTCAGGCCAGCCTCATCGAACTGCTGGAGCGTGAAGGTCATGGTCTCGGTCCGGGCGCTGTACTTGGTGCGCAGCGACTTGTTCTGGAGCGAGCCGATGACGGTGGCCTCGCCACCCTCGGACGAGATGCTGAAGATGTCCTCCAGCGAGGTGTGACCGACGTTGGCCCACGGCGTGTTCGGGGACAGGAGGTCGGACGGGATGTCGGTACCGACCGGGGCGGTCAGGTAGTTACCGGAACCGATGACGAGAGTTGCGTCGTCGTTCAGAGGCACTGTGTGTACTCCTTGCTCAGGGGGTCAGGTTGGGGTAGGGCCGGGTGCGTGGCTTGCGGATCGAGATCTGGTACTGCGTCTCGTAGCGCCACACGCCCGTAGGGAGGTCGGCGTACTGGACAGGCCCGGAGGCTGTTGCCCAGTCCGTGACCCGCCGAGGGGCGGAGGTGAGGTCCACCCGAGTCAGGTGGCCTCGTCCGGGGACGACCTTCTGGCTGAGCCAGGCGTCGCGGAGGACTACGCGCACGGCCTCGGAGAGGATCGCCGCGTCCTCGTCACCGTCAGGGTCGGCGCAGAACGTGTGGATCGTGATCAGCGCCGAGTCGGTGAAGCGTGTGTCTGCCGCCCACTGACCGAAGGTCGGGGCGCGTCGGATGAGGACCAGCGGGAAGGTCTGGTGCGCCGCGATGAGCGACTTCACCTGCATCCCAGGCAGGCCCTCGCGGAGGATGGCGAGGAGGAGATCTTCGACAGGGCTCAGTTCCGCCATCGCCTTGATCTCCGGGGAGAGACCGGCCATCAGAACTTCACCTTGCCCTTGCGCTTCTTGGGCAGGTTCGAGGCTTGGGCCAGGATGTAGAGACCTTCAGAGGCACCCCAGGAGATCTCGACCTTGTCGCCGTTCTTGTCCTTGACGGTCTTCTTGCCAGCGGCACGCCCGTACTCGATGGACATCGCGGCCTTCTGGCCACGGTCGTCGTTGAGGACCACGTAGCGGTCGACTCGTCCTCGCTCGATGTCGATGTTCGAGTGGCCTTGGTTCCGCTCTGTGACGTCGTAGTCCTGGTGCTCCTGGAGCAGGGCTTCCGCCTTGACTGCGACCTCGAAGGTGGTGTCGTCCAGCGCCGCAGCGACGCCGGGCATCATGGCGATGAACTTCTCGAAGTCCTTGCCGTCCACCGTGTTGTCGATCTCGAACACGTCACGTCCTCTCTCGGATGTCGATCGACCAGTGCCGAGACTTCCGAGGGCCGTGATGGTACGCGGGCGGTGTGACGATGTCCCACTGCTTGCCCATGTACTCGACGCGAGACCAGAGGGTCACGTCTTCGAGGTCGGCGGCGACGATCATCCGTGTCACGTTGATGAGCTGCTGACCCGGAACCTCAGCCTTGGCCGAGCGTTGCGGGATGAAGGCAGCTCGCACTTCATGCGGTCCGTCAGCCGACGCGCGCACAACCTCGTTGCCGCGACGGTCGGTCTCGACGCTGGTCTTCCAGATGCGGGCTACCTGGCCTCGCCTTCGTTGCAGGCTCACCAGGAGGTCACTCCGTCAGCGAACATCGGGAAGGGATCTCCGCCGTAGTCGACCGGCGAGTAGCCGGTGTCACTGTTGCGGAGCTTGGTCTTGTACGCGGTCAGCGGCACCGAGTAGATGCCGGGCTGCTTGCCAGCCAGGGACCGCAGGAGCTTGATCTCCTCGTCGGAGAAGTAGACGGTGCCAGCGTTCTCGCCAGCCGCGTCGTTCCAGGCCAGCGTCTCGTCGCCAGCTCGGGACTGCGTGTAGCCGTCCGGGTTCTTCATGTACCGCTGTGCGGCCTTCAGGACCAGGGTCCGGACCAAGCGCGGAACGGCTGCCTCATCCCACTCGCGCCCGTAGTGCGCGGCCAGGTCGGAGGCATCTTCGAGTGCGCCTCCTGCGATCCGCGCCTCGTCCGCATCCAGCTCCCAGTCCAAGCGAGCCTTCAGGTCATCCAGGGTGGCGTACGCCATCAGGGTCTCCTTGGGTAGGGACCAGGGAGGGGGCCAGCTCGATGTGAGCCAGCCCCCTCCTCAGTCAGCGGATCAGGCGTTCGCCGGGTCCGTCTCGGCCTTCATGCCGGTCGGGGTCCAGACGCGAGCGTCGGAGACACCCGTGATGGTCGCGAGCTCGGAGCCCGCAGCCGGGTAGTCGGACGCACCGTCGAGCGTCAGCTTGATGCCGCGCACGAAGTGCTCCTGCGCCGAGACGACCTCGGTGCGGTTGACCTCGTCGTAGCCGACCAGGACGTCGGTCACCGAGCGGAAGCCCGCGTAGGTGTTCACGACGGAGCGGTCCTGCATGTAGGTCGGGTCGTAGTCGCGGACCCACCGGAGGGCGATGCCCTCGAAGGACTGGGTCGCGCCGTAGGGAACCGACTGCGGGACAGCGGGAGCGCCGGACAGGAAGATGAACGCGGAGCCCGCGAAGGCGAACGCAGCGTCAGCCGGGATGGTCTGGTCGACCACGATCTTGAAGCCGAAGCGGTCGGCGATCGTGGCGGTACGCAGCGCGGACTCGGCCTCGCTGTCGCCGACGTTCTGCGCCAGGTTCAGCTTGTCGTCGTTGAGCAGGGCCGACTCGAAGTCGGTGCCGACGAGCAGGTAGCGCTGGTCGTCCGGGACGTTGAAGGCGTTGAGGACGCGACGCGCCTCGATGATCGCGCCACGGAGGTTCTGCTCCGCGTTGCCGATCACGACGTTGTAGGCGGCGCTGGTCAGCGTGGAGACAGCGCGACGCTGGAGACCACGGCCAACGGCCTTGACCTGCGGGCGAAGCAGCTTGCCCCACTGGTCGATGTCGAAGTCGTTCTGCTCGTCGGTGAGCTTGACGGCGGAGTACACGTTGCCACCGAAGGTGACAGCGATCTTCCGCTCCTTGTACTCATCGAACGTGACGGCCTGACGGACGCCCGGCGTGGAGCTGCCAGCCGAGCCCGAACGCCACTCGTAGTCGTGGAACGGCAGGACGCCTTCGACCGGGACGGAGACGGTGTCGTTGTCCGCGCCCTTGAACTGGTCGATCGACTCCTTCTGGAACAGGTTGGGGATGACGAGCTCCTGCTCCAGCATCCCGACCGCAGTCGCGGCCAGCTTCTCGGGCTTGACGATCTGGTGTTCAGCCACTGGTGGTTACCTCCAGGTGTAGGAAGACCCCGGTCGGAAGTGACCGGGGCCTGGGGTTGAGTAGGTGAGGGAGTGCGTCAGCGACGTCGTGTGCGCCGCGCGAGCTTGCGCGGGTCCATCTCGTCGTCGTCGTCGTCGGAGGGCGTCAGTCCGCCACCCAGCGACTCAGGCGCAGCCGGTACCGCGTACTTCTGGAGCGTCTTCGCGACGGCCTCCAGCGCGGCCTCGTCGGCACCCTTCAGGAGGGGGACGAGCTCGTCGGGGAGCTCGTACTTGCGTGCCACCTTGGACACCACGACTTCGTGCTCCAGCTCAGCGATCCGCTTCGAGAGCTCGGTCCGGGCGGACTCGAACTCCTCGGGCGTCTTGGCGTTCTGAAGGGAGGTCTCCGCTTCCCGCAGCTTGGTGCGGTAGTTCGCGGCCTCGCCTCGAACCTTGGTCAGCTCCTTGCGTGCCCACTCGGGCAGCTCGTCCTCGGGCGCAGGAGTCGTGCCCTCAGCGGGCTTCTCCTCGGTGCTCGGGGTCGACGGCGTCTCAGGAGTGGTGCCCTCAGCGGGCTTCTCCTCAGTCACCGGGGTGGAGCCGGGGGTCGGGGTCTCGGTCGGGGTGCTCACGGGTTACGCCTCCTGGACGCTCGTTGTGGATCGCCGCGCCTCCTGGGCAGCGGCCTTCTGTTCCGTGCGGATGAAGCGCCGCCAGGCGGAGACAGCGGCCTTGCCGCTCAGTCCCTTGGTCACCTGGGGCCACAGCTCCTCGTACTGCCGGTTCAGGGCGTAGACGGGGGAGTTGCGGTACTGCTCACGGGAGAACACGGGCTCCGCGTAGCAGTGGCAGTTGTCGTGGTACTTGTCACCGTCGCCGTACACGGCGGTCTTCTCAGACCGGTAGACAGGTCCACGCGAGATCAACATGGCGCACCACCCACAAGGGGTTCCGGTGCGCGAGAGTCGGATGTAGCCGAGTGCGCGTCGGTCGCGCTGGGCGTGGTTCCAGACCGTCGAGCGTCCACCGTTCATGGCGACTCGCTCAGCCGCAGCGGCCTGTCGAGCACCCGCTTGGGCGTGGGCCTCGTCGCGGAGCCTGTCCACGTCCTTGGCCGGTGCCTCGGGGTCGATGTCGCTGAGCTTGCCTTCGAGGTTCTTCGGCCCGAGGTTCATCAGTGCGTCGATGAGCTCTTGCCGCGCCTCACGCTCGATCCGCTCCTCGTCAGCCCGTAGGCCCGGAAGCTGTTCCACCTGAACGCGATCCGAGTCCTCGGAACCTGTGTCCGCAGGAGCTTCGTCCGCGCCCGTGGTGGGGGCGTCCGGGGCCTGTGACGTCGAGTCGGTCTCCTGGGTAGGGGCCGTGTCTGATCGGCCCGCCTGGGGCTTCTCAGAGCCTCCAGTCAGGGAGGCGAACTCGCGTCGAAGTACATCGAGGGTGATGTACGTGGGCTCGGGGTGGTATGGATCGGCGACGGTCGTGCCGGTACGCAGTGCGCGCGCCAGCCGGTAGTACGCCCTGGCCAGGTCGCGGCTCATGCGCCGCCTGGTCATCACCATCGTGACGGCCTTGGCCAACCACTCAGCCGAGGTCGCCGCCCTCGCGTTCACGGGGACGGTCGACCACAGCTTCAGTGCTTCCTGGATCGTTCCTACACCGATCTTGGTGAGGGCGATCTGGAACGCGACGCTCGCTTCCTCAGCCTCCTTGGCCTTGGCTGCGGTCGTCACTCGGTGGCCACCTCCGGTGTCGCCGGGATCGGCGTCGGGTCAGGGGTGGCACGGGAGATCGAGGCGGAGAGTTGACCGATCGGGTCGTCCTCCTCGCGCATCGACTCCCAGTCTTCGAGCTCGGTCTGGGTGACGCCGGGAACTCGCTTCCACAGCCCGCGTGCGGGGATGCCGAGCTGTTCCTTCAGCTTGCCGAGAGCGTCCGCAGCCTGAGCCAGGGAACGCTGCTCCATGTCACGCCAGATGGCCTCGCCCGCGAAGTCCTCAGCCGACGCCGTCTCGCCTTCGAGCTCTGCCGCAAGGCGGAAGACCCGCTCCCAGCTCTCACCGAAGGAGGCGCGGAACTCAGCGATCTTGCGCGACAGGGCAGTCTCCGCAGCGAGGAGGGCTTCGGCAGACAGGTTCGCGATCTGGCCGAGCAGGTGATGCGGCGGCGTCTGAGAGACAGCCGCCAGGTGCCGGATGCTCATGTCGACGGACTCGATGAGTCCACCGATCGGGCCACCAGGCAGGGAGCCGAACTTCACGTCCGCGTCTTCGGCGAACAGGAAGCGTCGACTGTTGTGGTTCATGGGGATCGCCTTGGGCTGACCGTTCTCGTCCAGCACCGGATCGCCGTTCTCGTCCCGCTCGATGGGCGGGGCCATGCCGGTCGCGTATCGCACCTCATGCGAGGTGTACGTCTGGGCGACCAGGAGATCGAAGATGGTCTGGTTGATGCGGTTCTGAAGGGCGATCATCGGCTCGATGACACCGACCGTGCGGCCTTCGAGGTCGACCGACGCAGCGAAGCGGGTGACCGGGCACTCGGTAGCGCCGTGGCGCTTCGCTGCACTCACTGTCACACCGGACTGATCGGACAGGGACTTGAAGGTGACCGCGTACTCGGACTTGCCGTCGAACAGACGGGCCTTGCCGGGGACGTCGTCCTTCGCCCACTGCGTGACGGTCAGCGCCGCGTAGGGCGTGTCGTCGTTCGCAGGGTCCTCGAACAGGGCAGCCGTCCGCATGGCCGACAGGCCCTTGGTGATGACGCCCTTCTTGGTCCGCTCGGTCAGCGTGAAGCTGTGACCGAAGGCCAGCGCGCCTCGGTAGACGGCAGCCTGGCGTGCGTCCAGTCGTGAACGCTGCCAGTGCTTCCACTCTACAGACGCGGACTCAGGCGCGGTTGTTGCGGTGGTCTCGCCGAGCGTTCCACGCCGGAAGCCATCCACGTACAGAGCCTGTGCCGGTGTGCCGACCAGGAGGGGCATCCAGTTGGACACTGCCCGCCGAGCCAGGAGCCGGTACTCGTCGTCCGCCTGGGGCGGCATGTAGGGGTCGTCGTGCTTGCCCTGGTTGTAGGCGTCGATGCGACGCAGCCGGTCGCCGTCCCGATGGAGGATCGCGAGGAGCTGCTTGGCGAGTGACGCCGGGGAGGTGTTCGCCACAGGCTCACCGTCCTTCCGTTGGTCTCACTGTCACAGGAAGTACCCGCGACCGGTCCGCTTCTTGGTCTTCTTGCCGCGAGCTCGCAGCTCCATGACCGCCTCATGGGCGAGGAGCAGGGCCGCGTAGGCGTCGACCTTCCGAGGGGAGTCCTTCGACTCCTTGCGGAAGCTGATGCCGTAGTTGTTCGTCGCCCGGCGCGCGTTCAGCGCGTGGCGTCGCAGCGTGAGGTCACCATCGTGCTTGATCTTCTTGTCGAAGACCGAGCGCATCAGGCGTTCGTGCGCCATCGTGGACGTCTTCAGCGAGGCACGCATGTCCCAGCCGATGGAGTCCTTGCCGAGCGGGGACCGCACAGCAAGCTGCTCCCCGTAGTGGTTGTCCCACTCGGAGATGTACGACTCCCAGAGCGCCACGTCGGCGAAGAAGCCCTGCACCGAGAAGGTGCCGAAGGCGTCGTGCACTGCCGAGTCGACGGCAGCGCGAGGCACGATCCACCCGTCACCCTGCGGACCGTCCGGCTTCTCCCAGATTCCGAGGACGAAGGCAGTCATGTCCGAGACTCGAAGCGCCACCAGGGCGGTCGCGTCGTCGGTCTTGCCACCGTCGAAGCCGAGGGTGATCTCGTCACCAGGACGGAGCACCTTCGTCTCGTCGCGGAGGATGTCCCACTCGGCAGGGCCGTAGAGGGCGTCTTCCTCAGCCACGATCTGGTTGAGCCACATCCGTCGAGAGCGCGACGCAGAGAGCGTCGTGTCCAGGACGGACTGGATGATCGTCTCCACCTTCAGCCAGATCGCGTCTCCCCGGATCTTGGGGAGGACGATGCGAAGGGCCTCGGGGGAGAGGGGGGTCTTGGCGTGCGCCTCGATCGAGTCGTACAGGAAGCCGATGTCGAGGGCGCGGCCCTCGCGGATCTTCTCGAACGCCTCACGCATCCGCTCAGCGACAGAGTCTTCGCCGGGCAGGTAGGCGTTGGTGATCGCCAGGTAGCGCGCGTCCTTCTTGGTCGCGTTACCGTCGATCGTCTCGTACATCTTGTCGCCGTTGTTGCCTCGGACCCAGTGATGGGTCTCGTTCAGCACGACGAAGGTGGACCGGCCACCTTCAAGAGCACGGAAGCTGGATGTGACGGCTTCGAGGCGCTGACGTCCACCGTTCGCACGGATGAGCTCAGCACCTGCCTTGATGCCGAACGTCTTGATGAAGTGGTCCGACATCAGCGACGGCATCAGCGTCATGGTGTTACGAGTCTGATCGCGCGACACAGCGGCGATCTGAACCCAGGCTTGGGGGTGGGCGACTCCGACCGGGTCACCGTTCGCGTCCCAGTGCGAGAAGCGCGACGGCCCGACGAACTCGACCAGGCACATGACAGCGAGAAGCGGGTCCTTGCCCCAGCCCTTCAGGCGCTGGAGGACTCCCTTGCGGTAGATGAACCGACCGGTCTCGTCCACCGCGTACCACCACAGGACGAACCTGAGCTGTTCACGGGTGAACTTCCAGGGGCCACCGTTCTCAGCCTTCAAGAACTCGGCGCACCAACCGGCGATCTGCCAGCCAAGGGTCTTCTCGGGGAGCTTCCAGCTCCCATCGTCGTTCATGAGCCAGGTCGGTCCGAGGAAGGTGGGCTCCAGGGCCTCGATCTCCTCGGTCGTCATGACCGGTGCCTTCATCATGAGGCTCACCTCCAGTTACTCGGCGAGCCCCAGCTCCTTCTTGTAGTCGGCGATGGCCACCACAGAAGCGGTGTCACCCTCGTCCTCGGGCTCATGCAGTTCGATGCGGACGCGACGTCGATCGCCCTCCGCTACGAGCAGTCGCTCGAAGCTGGAGTAGATGGTCTGGAGCATCTGGCCGCTGCGCTTCCCCGACTTCTTGTAGACGGAGAGGTCTTCGCACAGCGAGTAGGCGAAGGCCCAGTCGCTGTTCTGGTAGAAGTCGGCTTGGCCCGACGTCTTCAGGGAGTCCCAGAGACGACGAGCGATGGGGTGCCACTCACGATCCGCGTTCGGGATCTTGACCGGGCGCATCTCGCCCTTGGTCACCGCCTGGACGTCGCCGCCCTTGCGCTCTCGGGGGCGAGCCAGGTCGGACTCACGGTTGGGTACGGGGCCAGGCACTGGCTCACCTCCTTCACTTGCTTCCGATGCCGCGTCCGTAGCCCTTGTCGGCCACGAAGTCGTTGACGTCGTCGTTCAGGCACTTGCCCTCGACGTCGTGCAGGATGCCGACGTAGCGCCCGAGGGTGGTCACCTCATGCGCGTCGGACTTGATGCGGACGGTGGTCACCACGAAGGGCCACTCGTCGCCGTCCGGGTCCGCCTTGTTCAGCCAGTCCAGGACGAAGTCGCGAGTCTCCTTGCCGCCCGGCTCGTCATGCTCCGGAGCGAACGTGGAGTAGAGGCGGAGGTCGATGGTCTTCGTGTCACCGAAGCCCTGGTCGAGCCGTACCTTCAGGGTGTCGCCGTCCTTGACGGCCTCGACGTACGCACGCCGGTCCCACATCAGAAGATCCCGCCCGTCAGGAAGTGCACCGACAGCCACGCCATGAAGGCGAGGAGGGTGAAGCGCCGCAGCCGGACCCAGCCCGTGGGCTTCTCCAGCTTCGAGGTGCCGAACCACTTCCAGACGTGCTCGCTGAGGGTGTCGCCCTCGGTCTTGTTGAACAGGGCCTTGCCCTCGATGCCCAGGAACGCGGCCAGCCAGCCGATCCAGAGCCAGGTCCAGATGCTCACTGGTTACCGCCTTCCATCGAAGTCAAGCCCCCTGGGGTAGCGCCAGGGGGCGAGGCACGCGCTCAACCGGAGAGGAGGCGGGAGCGCGTGCCGGGCATCAGCTCGACCCGGAGAGGAGGACGGGGAGCTGATGCGATCTTCACAGGAGACCGGGGTGATCCTCGGTCCGCCTGAACTTGCGGTCCTGTCGACGCCAGTTCCTCCTCGCCGCCGCCCCGCCCTCAGCACCCGACTTCTTGCCGTGGTGCCAGGAACACAGGGAACGGAGGTTGGACTCGGAGTGGTCGTCGCCAGGCTTGATGTGGTCCACGTCGGTTGCGAGCTCGGAGCATCGCGTGCCGTAGTCGTCTCGGTGAGTGCACCTGTGACCGTCTCGCCGAAGGATGCGGAGCCGGATCTTGGACCAGTCCGGGGGAAGTCGATCCCTCCGGTCACTGCCCTGCCATCCGGCCACACGCATCACCCCCCGACGTGGAAGTTGAAGCCCCCGACGACGTCCTCACCACTGAGTGGCAAGCTGCTCGAAGCTGTCGACTCGGGGGCAGTCTCTGCCCTCTACGTAGAGACAAGTGCAAGTACGTCTTCGCGCTTGGGGCCGACAGGCCCACACTCAGCAAGTACGTACTTCGTCTTCGTGAAGTGGAGCCGACAGGCTCCAACATCTCGCTTGCCCCTTGGGGCTAACGCTCTACGTACTTATAGACGCGGAGGGCTCTTGGTCTGTTGCAGGCTTCTTCTTGTGACCTGGCTCACACTTGCACAGTGAGGTTCAACGGCGAGAAGAAGTGGGGGCCGAAGGCCCCACCTGTCGAAGACGCGACGGCGAGCTGAGCTGATGCAAGGACTCAGCGAGCGAAGCGAGCTGGGTCCGGGCTGTCGCCCGGCAGTGAACGAAGACGGCTAGGCGTCTTGCTCCTCGGGCTCGGGGATCTCTTGCAGCACCTCGACGCTGTGCAGCTCCTGGAGGGCCTGGGAGACCTCGTCTGGACCAGGAGGCTCAGCCAGCCCTGCGAGGGGCAGGGCAAGCTGCTCAGGCACCGGGATGACCTCAGCGCCGAGCAGGTCGTGGAGCACCTGGAGCGGATCGCTCACAGGACCACGGTACGATGGCGGCATGGAGGAGACCAGCGCACAGGAGACAGGCATCCGCTTCGCCGAGATCATGCTCGGGGTGGAGCTCGAAGACCGGGAGCCGACACCGGGTACGCCCCTCGCTGCCATCCGTCAGTTCGCCGCTGAGCACGGTGAGGATGCGATCACTCCTTCGCACTGGGATGACGCTCGGGCTGGACGCCCTCTGCTCCCTTCATCTCGCCGCTGAGCTGGGGTAACGACCCGGCAACGGCCTCCGTGAGCGGTCTGCCTCCCCCTCCCTGATCGACCCTGGAACTGTGGCGCGATCTCAGCGGCTATCACGGAACGGTCGGCCCTTCCGCGCGCGCGGG